AGCCAGCAGTATCCCTAGCAACGACTGGAACAACAACCACAGAAACCACCACTGGCACAACCACTGGCACGACTGACGGGGCGATTGTGGGTGCGGTTGACGCGATTAATGACATCGCCACCGGCACAACCGACAACACTACGGACAATAACGGTCAGTAGAGAAGCGAAAGAAAAAATGTAGAGTGGCTGAGTGTTGCAAGGTAGGAGTCGGGTTCAATGCCTATACTGAACTCTGAGCGGTTGAAGAATGATCTTTAACGCGAAACCTTTAACCCTTCAAGGTCAAGTGTATAGCACAAAACACACGGGAATTGAAATTAGGCTAGCGAGATGCAGACGCGGCGAAAACAGCGAGCACGACACTTGGCCACTTTACATTTGCTTTACAATTAACTTCTTGACATGTCATGCGCGGTGTGCTAAATTGTAAAGAGATAAGAGAGAAAAACATGACATACACAGTAATCTTCGCAGACCGCAAAAATAATCTAAAAACCGAAGTCTTCTTCGGAGCAGCATGCCACAAGAGGGCATACACAGAGGCCAAGCAAGAGTTTGGGACAGTGGTTGCCCTTATCACGGGCAATCAGTTGGTCTACACCAGCGCGCCCAGTCGCGCGTAATTAATAACGTGCCCTTAGCTCAGTTGGTAGAGCAATCGACTGTTAATCGATGGGTCGCAAGTTCAAGTCTTGCAGGGGCAGCCATTTTTGTAGGATATGCCGCCCTACAGATACAAACAGAATCATTCAGATTCAAAATAATTAATCATCATTGTCATTAGGCGCACAATGATTAGCGTTATAACAAGGAGTTTAAGATGCTACATAAAATGAGATGTACACGATTTTTTTCATTAAAATATGGTTAAAAAAAGTAAAACATGCAGAAATGCAAAACATGAATTTAAGAGTGAGTACGATAGCAGAGAAGAAGCACAACGATCAGCAGATTACGTCATGAAGAAGTTCGGTGGATTCGCTGAACCAGTGAAATGCTGGAATTGCAGAAAATGGCACTTAGGAATTGATTCCTGCGAGTGTTCCTATTGCACACCCAGATACGGACTCGGAACAAAGACACTATTTACTTCGTATGCCGCGGCCAAGTTCATGGCTAGTAAATTTGACCAGTCAGTTTATGAATGCCCGCATGATTTTGGTTATCACTTAACATCACATTAACATATAGGGCATACCACTTGCATGGAGACAAGCACAGGACATAAATAGCAGTAGCTAGACGCTGAACACTAACCCCCTCAAACTGCGCCCGTAGCTCAGGGGTTAGAGCGTTGTTCTTATAAAGCAGATGTCATGGGTTCAAATCCCATCGGGCGCACCACTTCACCACCAACAAAGAGAGAGAAACATGTCGCACCATTATGCAGAATTTCGGGAATCAGTCTGGTCAGCCATGACGGGAAAAGAGGAGGATTATACTATTTTGGAGTTTAATCATAACACGAAGGAATATAAAACGCTGACCACCATCTCGGCGGTTAGCCCTGATGTAGCTAAACTGAAATACATCAAAGAAAGCAAATGGAGTTCTTCACCAGAGACATGCTTGTTTGTTAAAACACCGATCTGTAGATAAAAGGGAAAAAGAATGGAAAAAGAAATAGGAACAGTTGTATGGAAATCATACCTTACTTATCTTTTGTTCGGCACTGTGCGCGAGGTTAAGATTGAAGACGGTTGGCGTTTGCTTCGGATCGAATGGGATCTGCCGCATGCTGCCTTTAAAGTTGATGAATGGCAACGTGCTGGAAATGTAGGGGTACGGCAAAGAGCATGAATAAGATGAATGTAGGAGATGTGGTAAGGCTTAACGACAAGTTCGGACACATTAAAAATAAGAATAATTTGAACAACGGGGACGTTGGATTTATTATAGCAAACGAAGTTAAGACAGAAGTAAATCCTTTCGGATCATGCATAAAAGTTCTCTTTACAGATGGAACACTTATAACTGCCCACTGGGATAACTTTGAACTTTATAAGAGATGTGCAACATGACAGACTATGAAGCGATTGGGATGGCAGAGGGATTTGTGGAGTGCCCAGATGAAAAAACTTACTTTGAGGCTTGGCAACACTTAATCAATACAGGACAATGCTGGACTCTTCAGGGATGGTTTGGACGCAGAGCGACAGAGTTAATCGAAGAGGGCGTTTGTCACCTTCCAACAGATAGTTAACGAAGGTGGAAGGTAGGGATCTAAGTGCTACAATTGTATTTGGGTTGGCCGTGATCTTTGCCATAATGTTACTGTCATCATTTTTTTGGAGATAACACAATGAGAGCGATTAAAGTTGGCGATCTGGTTACATGGCGACATCCACGCGAGAGAGGCAGGAGCGAGCCCAAAGGGTGTGGTCTTGTTATCATGGCTGAGATGATGGGGGCACCCGACTACAAAAGGCCATGGCTTGTGGTAAAATGGTCTAATGGAAAAACACAATCTATGCCAAAGTGGTTATTAGCTTCCAGAGTGGAGGTGATCAGTGAAAGTAGGTGATTTAGTAACACTCTCCTCAAGGGCACAAAGCCTATACTCCATGGCTCCTTGGTCGCCGTACAAAAGGCAAAAACAAGGCAAACATCCTGCGGTTATTGGGCTTGTTGTTGAAGTAAAAGAGAGTGATAATTTCTGGGATAAAGGCAGAGAACTTTTTTATGTAAAGTGGGTCAATCACGATGGCCCTCCAAGCCGAGAAGGAAGAGCGGGAAAAAACAGGAAACCAAAAGATAAATGTTTTTGGCGCACTGATTTAAAGTTTGTGTACAAAAAAACCTCATGAGCAGCTTTTATTTATTTATTTTAGTTGCGCTCGCGCTGCTTTTATGTTATTCTAATTATAGACGCTCACAACAAATAAAAAAAAGGAAAGAAATAATGAAAATCGGACAAGTAAAAACATGGCTAGACCAAGGGCCAGTAATCTTGTTAGGACAATGCAAGATTCCAGATCCTGTATGGATTGGAGATAAGGAGGTTTATATGAACGACCCACATGCATGGCCATCTGAAATCGGCTGGACTGTGAAGCTCCTTGAAACTAATGAGATTCTAGACGTTCACGAAGAAACACTTTCTTGACAACTTTCTTGTAGACACTCCTGTAAACCCTGTGGTATAATACAAACACTAATCAGAGAAGGCTAAAAATGAATTGGAAATACGGATTAATTCTAGTGGAGGTAAGCGAGGACGGCGAGCAGTTGTGTGAACTGGTGGAGTTGTACAAGCTCGACGACAGTGATACATACGGGGCTTTTTGCCCCGCACGGATCATGTCGCCAGAAGAATTGAGCCGCGCCAACAAAGATGTCGAGCGCGATGGTGTTAACAAATACTTTTATGATCACGGCACCTTCACCCGCCAGCCGCGCGAACTTCCGCAATACGAGTGGGATTGGCGACCCAAGGGATAAATAATGTTAAGAGAGTTCGAGCAAACAAAGAAAGCTATCGAAGATTCAGGGTGGAGCCGCCTGTTCGTTAGCTACTGAGAATAAATGCGATAACGAATGTGGTCTATAACCCGTAGCTGATCACTACACTGGGATAGTCCACTTCCAAGCTCCGATTTATTCGTACCTCGTTCTCTCTGACATTCTCTTGACAATTTAGTTATAGACAACCCCACTGCACATGTGGTATAATGTGTGAACATTCAAACAAAGGAACAAAGAATGATTAAAGAGTGTAAACACTGTGGCGATGTATTTCGCTTAGATGCGATTGCTAAGAAGAGTGCCGGCGGCAAGATTAACGAGTGTGCTGATTGCGTGGTCGAACTAAAGACCGAGACAGCAGTCAAGTACACAGGATTAGAACTAGAGGATACTGGTTCTTTTATGATTAATAGGCATGCAACGGTTGAAGATCGAGAAAAGTATATGCATGAGCTTAAAAATGGTGTAGACCTTTCAAAATGATTACTGTGTTTATTATATTGGTTTCGTTCTCTTTCGGGTTTGCAGCAGGATCATGGTTTAAAGCTACGATTTATGACAATCAGCCGTGGGAAGTCTTTCGTTGGGACTCTGGGGCACTGGGCTATCGCCGTGTCCCTATGGGCGCAATGTTAGGGCGCAATGACAACGTGCTGATGGGCTTGCGCCTGAACTCCGAACAGTTTCCAGCGGAAGGTATTCGAGTTGAAGGAGGGAAATAAACATGACGAAAATCGAGCTTATAGTTCTATTATCGGCTGGCGTGCTAATTGGTGCACCGCTGTCGGTAATTTTTAAACCCTTGACATTCACTTAACAACTTTCCTATAGACAACCCCGATTAATCTGTGGTATAATGTAGGCACAAATTAAAGAAGGAGTGAGAAGAAATGCCAAACTGGTGCGACAACACATTAAACATTACAGGAACCTCGGAGAGTATCAAACAGATCGTCCAAGCCCTGCGCGCAAATAACTTCAACTGGAATGAAACATTTGTTCCATACGTAGATAGGAGTAGCTGGGGAACCAAATGGGAAGTGGATAACGGAACTCTTGAAGCCCTGATAGAACAGGACTATACCGAGGGAGATGACTTTTTAAATGTTTGGTTTGATACTGCTTGGGGCCCGAATCTCCCTGTGAGCGAAGCCATAGCTAGTAAGCATGGTGTGGAGATCACACATAAATACGAAGAGGGCGGAAACGCATTAATGGGGATAGCCCACATCGACAGTTCTGGCGATTGTTATGATGAAGAGTTTGATACTTCTGACATCAAGCAAGTTGTAGAATTTCACGAGGGTATGATCCCAAGCCAGTATTTGGCCCTCACGAAGCCCGACGGAGCGAAAATTGCAGTAGGTGATCTCCTTTACCGCGATGATACTCCTTTTGGAGTCTTGTTAAGTGAGAGATCGCTTCTGCCTGTTGGCGCGCAAGTGCCCATCACGGTGGGAGAAATTGATGGAGTTATTTATTTTGATGAATACGGGTGTGATTTATAATGAAAGTCGGTGATTTAGTTAAATGTGTTTCTGCTGACGGTGTTATTGGCTTGGTGGTTCGTATTAAACCCAACGCACATGGTACACCCATTTATGAGGTCTTAATCGGCTCAAACTGTTACCCCTTCCGCTCTAATATGCTGTGGAAGGTGGTGTAAAGTGAACAGTTGAGTGAAGAGTTACTATCACAAATTAGATGGTTGGAGGATAAAATAAAGTCGCTCCAAGATCACATCTGCGAGATAGAATTTGAAAATCATCAACTTAAATTATCAATCGGCGGCGCTATCAAAACTCTCGAAAAACAGAACGAAGAGACAAAGAAAATAATTTGGGGCGCAACAGGGGGAACGATTACAGACTCCAAGAACTTCACCCCCTTGTCCGAGAAGAACAAGACAGGCGACTAATTTTCTCTTGACATTCACTTGACAACTTTCCTATAGACAGCCCCCATAATTCTATGGTATAATGTAGGCACATTCAAACAAGGGAGAGTAATTTATGGGATACCGTTCAGAAGTAGTTTTAGTCGTTGGCAAGGAGATCATACCACAGTTTATGGTCACTATGGCAAAGTCGCTAGCGGCGCGCGCCATGTGTTTTGACGACGCCGATCGCGTAAAAGATTACGAGGAAGAGGGCACTATTCTCTTCCGTTGGGATAGCATTAAATGGTACGACTCCTTCGAGGAGGTGCAAGCCATCGAGGACTTTCTGGATTGGTGCGAGTGCGAAGAACTTGAGCTTGATGATGGAGTCCATTCGGCTATGGATTTCGTCCGCTTTGTTCGCATCGGCGAAGATACGGACGATGTAGTTGAGCGCGGAATGGGATTCTGGAGCGTTGGCGTACGAAGGGCGATCTCATGGTAATGAAAGTCGGTGATCTGGTAAACAACCTTAACTCGGAGTGTGGACTGTTGGGGATTATTGTGGGCTGGCATGTCTCCACCCATGGGCGCTTTCCTCTTGTACACTGGAATGACGGGCGCACAAGTTGGATTGTGGCGCATCGTGTGGAGGTGATAAGTGCGAGTAGGTGATTTAGTAAAAGTCAAGGTGAAATACAACCGCGCCAAGATTGGCTTGGTAGTGGAAGTAGCGACTTACAACGGCAGCGGTGCCGTCTATGGATACATGGTCAAGCCTGTTGACGGAAGTCGCCCCATTATCATTATCGCGGAACCTCAAGACATGGAGATAGTAAGTGCAAGTCGGTGATTTGGTTCAAAGAGGAGATGTTGTCGGACTGGTTGCGGAAGTCATGATTGCCAATGAAATCCAATGGATTAAGATTATCGCCAACAATGGAAAATACGTTGGCGGCAATAATAGGTATTTTTCTCAAATAGGCTGGAAGGTAATAAACCCAGCCACAACAAAGGTAGAACAATGAGAGTTTGGGTTATGAGCGGGATTCACGAGGGTGACATGTGGGCATCCACCCACTTAACAGAGAAAGGCGCTGTACTGGCGGCCATTGCCGATGTGCTGGAGTATTTGAACGTGAGCGATGCGGAGGGTGCCCTAGACGCTAGGAACCACTACGGGCGCTATAGCAACGAGGCAAATGGTGATCACACGGAGGCTATGCCATGGGATCCCAGCGAGCTAAGGAAGCTGAAATCGCCTGCTTTGTGGAGAATCTTTGCACAATGGTCAGAGCTTACGTGGGATAACTGCGTGGGCTATAGCGTTGAGGTCATGAAAACGACGATTGAAGCGTGATAATCGTCCCTTGACACTCTCTTTACAACTTAACTATAGACAACCCCGATTAATCTGTGGTATAATGCTAGCACATTCGGAACAGGAGTAATAGAATGAAAGTACGGAACGCCCTCAAGAAAGTCAAGTCCCATTTCAAAAAACAAGGTATTGACATCGTTATCAATCATCCAGAACAACACGGTTCTTACAAGTGGTCATTCGAGCATGATGGCTACGTCGGCTCGTTCTCTGTGAACGGCATGCATGGCTGGGATCCTGACGCCCTCGATGGCGAAGCTACCCTGTTTCACGTTCGCCGCGAGAACGACCACAGCGACCTGTACACAGACTACCACGCTGGCTCATTCCGCGATAACATCACACAGGTATGTGAGAGCCTTCTGTCATCGCCTCCAAAGTATCCCGTTGGATCGCTGGTGCGAGGCAGACAGAACAAGCGCGCAAAGCGTTTCAACTTCAACGGTAAGGTGGGGCTCGTAACCTCTGCGGCTGATGGCTATTGCGAAATTCAATGGGTCGGCGACACACCTAAAGTCAACGCCTACTATTATGCCGTGCAACGGTACTCTTTCCGTGACCTTGAGGTGGCATCATGAAAGTAGGTGATTTGGTACAGTTTACCTCCAGCGTTGGCGATTCTGACCAAAAGAAAGTTGGTCTTGTCTTTATGATTGATGAAACCATCGATCACGCAGACCCAGATGTTAAGTGGTGCGGCGTACGCTGGAATGATAGTCGATTATCGCCATTAGGATACACTGTAACAGCTAGCCGTTATTTGGAGGTGATTAGTGAAAGTCGGTGATTTGGTTAAATGGCGCGGTTCTGTCGCAGTCGTTGTTAGGGAGAACCGCCACTATGTCAGGGATGGCTTCGTCGTCGATGAAGACAGCCTCACCGACGGCGCGCCGCTATTGCTGCGACATTTTAGCTGGGACATCCTTAGCGGGGATCGTGTGGTTCGTATCCTGCGTAAACTCCCAGTGGCTAATCCCTCTTGACACTCACTTGACAACTTAACTATAGACAACCCGAATCAAACTGTGGTATAATGTGCTCACTAGTTAGAGAAGGAGACAACAGCATGACATTGACACCCTCGCGCAAAGCATCGAGTCGCACGAAGAACCGCATACGGGAACATGGGCCACACTTTGAAGTGGTTCGTGTTGACAACGCCATGTGTCTTCACGGGCGACAGGCGGCGTTTGTAGAGGCTCCCGATGGCTGGAGGGGCTGGTTGCCTCTTGATGAGCTACAAGAGACTGTAAGGGTAACAGAGCGCACCCTGACTAACGATCCGATTGATTGGTAAGGAGAGAAAATGCAAGTAGGTGATCTGGTTAGATTTTATGAAAGCACCCACCCTGAATACAACGGGATTGTTATCTGGAGAGGTAGAATGGGCTCCCCAATAGAGACTGTGAAGATCCTCATGTTTGACGGATCCACCCAACTCAGATCACCGAGCAGCATTGTGGAGATCCTATCACCAGCGCACAAAGAGGTGATACATGAAAGCCGGTGATTTGGTAAAATGGAGAAGCAAGACAAACCCAAACTATTACGGGGAATACCGCGAGGCTGTTGGGGTTATTGTGAAAGTGTATCACATGGCTGATAAAACTATCGTCACTGACATCTTGATGGATGGTAAAATAACCCGCTGGAGCAAAGCAAACTTTGAGGTGATCAGTGAAAGTCGGTGATTTGGTCGCGCTCTCGTCTTATGCGGAGGGATTGATAGACCTTAAAGTGTATAGCTCCTTCTGGCGCGCCGAATACTTCAACAAGAAGCCACTGATGGGTATCATTGTGGAAGAGGTAAACTGGATCTGGATTGCCAAGCCATCACAGCAGCCCTTCCGTGTTCGCTGGCTCAATGAGCCTGACCCAAGGCTGATCCCCAATGGGCGCGGAGGGAGACACAGAGAGAACTACTTCACGCGCAAGGATCTGAAGCTAGTGAGAGCCCCCAAGAAGAAAAAGACCCCTTGACATTCACTTGACAACTTAGCTATAGACAACCCTACTTATTTTGTGGTATAATACTCTCGTATTCACAAAGAACCACACACCCAATCCAAGGATAACATCACATGTCAGTCGATTTTAAAACATTCCTCTCCATTGCTCCTCACATTCTCGACCAGAAACTCCCCGTGTTAGTTCGCGGGCGTCACGGTGTCGGTAAATCTGAGGTGGTCTATCAGATTGCCGCAACGCGCAATCTTCCTATCGTTGAACGCCGCGCCTCACAAATGACCGAGGGCGATCTTCTCGGCTTGCCAGATACGTGCGATACCGCTATCAGTGGTCGTAAGGCTACCACGTGGAACGCTCCAGATTGGCTTGTAACCGCTTGCGAGCAACCTGTTCTCCTGTTCCTCGATGAAGTAGACCGCGCGACCTTAGAAGTCCGTCAAGGGCTCTTCGAGCTTACTGACAGCCGCAAGATCAACGGGTGGAAACTTCACCCTGAGACTCTCATTGTTGCAGCCGTTAACGGTGGCGAGCACGGCGCGCAATACCAAGTTGGCGAGATGGATCCCGCCGAGCTTGACCGCTGGACTGTGTTTGATGTCGAGCCTTCTGTTGAAGACTGGCTTGGTTGGGCGAAGGATAACGTCGATGAGGTTCTCTGGGACTTCATTAACCACAACCGCGTCCACTTGGAGCATGCTGGTGAGTTCGAGCCTAACAAGGTTTACCCTTCACGCCGTAGCTGGAAGCGTTTCAATGACGTTGCAGTCCCTACGGGAGCCTTCACACAAGATGGTCAGAATGGTGAGCTTCTCTATAACCTCGCGACTGCGTTTGTTGGCTTCGAGGGCGCTGTAGCTCTCAAGGACTTCGTTGAACGCTACGAGTGGCAGGTGTCGGTTGAGGATCTCCTTGACGATGGTGACTTTGCGCGCACTGAAAACTGGGGTATTAACGACCACTGCGCTATGATCGAGAAGATTGAGGCATGCGGACGCTTGTCTGAAGAGCTTACAGAGACTCAGGTTAGGAACGTAGCCACTTATTTCTGTAGCTTGCCATCTGAGGCGGCTATGAAGCTCTGGGCTGTGCTTGGAGAGGCTGACTGCATCGAGAACGTCATCGCGATTCACAAGGCAGAGTCAGCCAGTGGTCGCTCTGTGAGTGATGCGCTTGTCGAGATCCTTGAGGGGCAAGGATAAGCCCGTGAGAGATCTAAGGGCTGGCGACCTCCTGATCAGGCATGGCGATAATCGCCCTGTGCTGGTCGCCGAGGTTCTGGTGAGCCGCAGACCCAAGTACGGCAATACGGTCGAATACAGGAAGGTCTACAGGCTCCTAGACGGTGCCAGCGATACCTCACGGTGGATCAAAGATACTGAGATCGCCGTAAAGTACAGACTCCCCACTCCTTGACATTCACTTGACAACTTAACTATAGACAACCACACGATTTGTGTGGTATAATACCTTCGTATTCAGCACTTAGGAGCCCTCAACATGACCGACTCACCCAAAAAGACATATGACCTTAACGCCGACGTAGCGCGTCTTCTTATGCGTGAGCCGTTCTTCGCCTCTCTTTCGAGGAGGATCGACAAGACACGAACGACCACGATCCCAACGGCAGGTGTGAGGATCAATAAGGAGCGCGCACAATTCGAGCTTCTCTATAACCCTGAGTTTATGGGTGCGTTGAAAGACGAGCACAAGCTGGGTGTCCTTAAGCACGAGTTCTATCACATTATCTTCGAGCATGTAACTGGTCGTGCGCCGTCTGGTGGGATGAAGAAGATCGACAACATCGCGATGGATCTCGCGATCAACGGTCTACCAGACATGCGTAACATTCTACCACGTGAAGGCGATGAAGGCCCACTTGTAGATGGTCAGCCTATGCTAGCATGCATCCCTGAGATGAAACCATTCGAGGATCTCCCTTGCGAGAAGTCATACGAGTGGTATCTTGCAGCGTTGAGAGATAGACAACCAGAGGAAGAAGAGGGTGAAGGCGGCGAAGGCGGTGAAGGCGGCGACGGACTGCCTCGCGAGTTTGATGATCACAGTGCCTTCGGCGAGGGTGATGGATCTGACGCAAGTAATGAGATCGCCAAGGAGCGTCTCAAGAAAGCCGTTAAAGAAGCGGCTGAAGAAGCGATGAAGGCAAACAACTGGGGCACAGTATCGGCTGGAACGCGCCAAGACATCATTGAGCGCATCACTCCAAAGGTTGACTGGAAGAAGGTGCTTCGCTACTTCGTGAAGACCACGCAACGCTCCGACAAGACCTCTACCCCTCGGAAGCTCAACAGACGTTTCCCTCGCGTCCACAGTGGCAAGAGAGTTCGTCGTCATGCCCGCATCGCGATTAGCATCGACCAATCTGGCTCTGTTGATGACAAGATGCTCGCCGCGTTCTTCTCGGAACTTAACAAGCTGGCGAAGATCGCAGAGTTCACTGTCGTGCCTTTTGATACGCGAGTTGCCGAGGACAAGGTATATGTTTGGAAGAAGGGCAGAGCCCACAAGACCGAACGTGTCCTAACAGGTGGAACGTGCTTTGACGCACCGACCAAGTATGTCAATGAACAGAACTTCGACGGTCACATCATCCTGACCGACTTGATGGCTCCTAAGCCCATCAGAAGCAACTGTCAGCGCATGTGGATGACCACTAAGCACTACGCAGCTAACCCATACTTCCAGACCAATGAGCGAGTAATCGCCATTGACTGCGACTAGCCCCACAGGAGCATCACAATGCCCCAACCTATGAAGTTAACAGTCACTTGACAACTTAACTATAGACAGTCGTGCTGATCTTGTGGTATAATACCCTTGTATTCAGCAATAAGGAACCCGATACATGACACAACGAATCTCTTGGAAAGCCCGCTTCTCTTCTCTTCTCGCAGGGGAAGGCTTAAGCTCTTACGACCGCAACGTGATCGAAGACATGAAACGCGGCTATGATCGCCGTGGATCTGGCTACATGAGCCCAGCCCGCAAACGCTATTTCCTTGGCATCGAAGAGCGCGCCGCAGCAACGACCCTCGCGATGGAGCAGAGAGCAGCACAGGGCAAGTCTGACCTCGCAATCCGCCTTGAGAACGTGCAGGGCTACATCACCGACGATTCCTCATGGGCCGCTGGGTTCGTTGAGAGCCTGATTGAACAGGAGCGCCAACGTGGAAGCCTGTCATCCAAGCAGATGACAACACTGTCCAAGATCGAGAGCGAGAACAACGCAGACACCGTTAAAGCGGAACGCGATTGGTTCGCCCGTTTCGCTACAAGCCAAGAGCTACAGCTTCAGTGGCACCGCGCGATGGTCTATTACAGAGCAAACAGCCCCTACCATGCTGGACATGTCCAGAACTGGTTTAACTTTGGAGAGCTACCTGCTGGTCGCGTAGGCACAGAGATTGCGCCGATTGACGCGCCATCACACAAGGCGTTCAATAAGGTCATCGCCAACAACTACATTCAGAAGGTGCTGGCTGGCTATACAGCGCCCCCTGCGTTCGAGGCTGGGGCGATGGTAGCATTGCGCGCATCGGCTAACTTCACTGCTCAGAACAAGACAGCAGGTCGCCCTTGCATCGTCATGACTAACGAGCTTGACATCATCACAGCGAGCAAGGGCAACCGTCGCTATCGCTTGTTGCCTGTTGGCTCAACGCAGACCTTCGAGATCCAAGAGAAGCACATTAAAAACTTCAAGCTACCTAAGAACAAGAGAAAGAAGAGGGCATAAAATGGGTGAGTTGGTCGATATGGTAGAGATTAGGCGACAGATTGCTGAAGTTAAGAGAGCAAAGCGCCTGTCCGAGATCGAAGCCGAAAAGAAAGAGCTTAAGATCAATCTACAGGCGATCTATGGTCGCCTCTCTCAGCTTGAACACTCCGAGGGGTGGCTGCGTAGAGCTTCAGAAGCAGAACAGTCAGACACCGAGGAGGATGAAGAGATTAATCATCGACAAAGCTGGTGGTCACGACTGTTGAAGTGGCTCGGAGTCCGCGATGGGCAGCTATAACCTGCGCGCTGGTATGCTGGTGAGGATCAAGGAAGGAACCCACGACGCAGCACTCCCAGAGAGCCGCGTGGGGCTGCTTATGGCTCGGCATGAGGACTTGGCTCACTACACCGACCGCGCACCAATAGAGACGAATGTGTGGCGGGTGCAGTTTGTCAACGGTAAAACCTTGATGTTCCACGCCATGTACATCGAAGTGATCAATTCTTGAGAACAGAGTAATTAATAATAGAGGAGAAGAATAAAATGGAAGAAGAAGAAAGAATGACAACATTTGAATCAGTTAGGGTAACCATGAACAATATGGCATCAGCCATTACAGTGCAATCAAAGCTGCTGGAGATCCTGAGTGGTGTTGCGGTACCGCACCCACTGTATGGTACATCATTAAGCTCCGAAGAGCTTCTTGCGTTGTTCGCCGATTCACACACCGAGAACGAAATGGGAGAGGCTTAAAAGTATGAAGCCGACCGTGGTATCTGTCAACCCTGCGCTCTTTACCTCACCGAGTGGTCAACGCTATGCCGTTGCTGGCTCTGTGTGGGTTCCTGTCCCTGTTGATACAACACGGGATAACATGGGGCGCTTCGTATCGTGGGAGCCACCAGAAGCCAACCCAGCGCCAACGACAAGCTCCCGCGAATGGTCGGTGAAGGGAAGCAAAGGCAACACCTATTGTGTTGTTGAACGCGGCGGCTCATGGGGTTGTTCGTGTGTGGGGTACGGCTACCGCCGCAAGTGCCGGCACATCGACGAGACAAAGAAGAGGATTACAGCAGAAGAGGGGAAGTAAGACAAAAATGCTTGACCCAAAATTTTTACTGCTTAACACATTAATGGCTACCACATGGTGGCTTTGGACGAGATCAGGAATGAAGAAGATACAGAAAAGATGGGACGACCAACGCACAGAACTTGAAACAAAGTTCGGAAAGCGTTGCAAACGTGTCGAATGTGCCGATGGCTTTAGCATGAGCGTGCAAGCAGGGACAGCCAACTACAGCACACCACGGTCAGCACTCGGCCCATATACAGCGGTAGAGGTAGGTTTTCCATCGAGAGCAGACTATTTGCTAGAGCCTTATTTTGATGGCGACAGCAATACCGAGGACATGACAAAAGGCGTATACGCATGGGTTCCTGTTCAGGTCGTCACCAACGTGCTAGCGAAGCACGGAGGCATGATAAGTGGAGAAGTGCCAGACGGTGTTATCCCACTAACCGCCAAACGAGAGCAAGATAACTTGTTCGAGCGTGTTCTATCGTTGGGCCAAGAGCAAGAGAACAAAGATACATAAAAACACAAAGGAAGGCCAAACATGATAAGGTTAATCGACATCGACAGGGTAAGAGAAGAGATTGGAGACAAGAAAGCTCAGAGACTTGGATTCTTAAGAGAGTACACAACGGCGATGGTAAACATGGCACGTTGCAATACCGTAGAGGGCAGCGAAGAGCTAACACAGTGCTTGATTGAAGCCAACGAGATACTAGCGGAAGCAGGGTTGGTATCCAACCGATGAAACATTGGAAACCATGGTTCTTTGAGAACAGCAGATTCCCCACAGTCCTATCGAAGATTGCGCCCATTAACATATGGGCTATTAGTATTGGGCCGTTTGTATGGTGCAAGGGAACACTAAGCGAGACAGACAAGATACACGAGACAATACACTATCAGCAGCAGCTAGAACTATTGTTTGTTGGGCAGTGGTTGTTATACCTTCTGTTCTACGTTGTAGGCTTCGTGAAGCATAGGAACGGCATGCTGGCATACCTGCACAACCGTTTTGAAGTAGAAGCCTATAACAACGAGAGCAACAAAGATTATTTAATAACAAGACGGAGGTGGAGTTGGATCAATGAGCGAGAGTTAAACAAAAAAGATTATTAAAAAGATTATATTAGAAGAAAGGTATTACAGAAAGATGTTAATGTTATTGGGTATTGTTATATTCCTTATTGCATGTAAATGAATATGTTTATTGTATTGGCTGTATTAGATTAGTATTAAATGTTTGAAGCAAGTATGTAGATGGCACTGTCCCCAAAAGTGGGGTGAAGTGGTAGAAAGTGGGAAGCGGTGGATAATACATTAAGCCTTTACGCTGGTATTATTAAAAAAGGCTTTTAATGTGTTGGGAAATGTGATGGTATGCGGTGGAAGGATCTAGCCCCCACACGCGAGTATTTTTGTATCCGTGTATAAATGTATACGCTAGCGCATTAAATGTATCACCAGCACACACCATCGCACAATAAACGTATTGATGTATCATTCCCCGCACTGCCCGTGCATTGCTCACAGCATTGCCAGCGCATGCACACCGAAACTGCCTGTATTGTGGCTGAATCCCACTGCATCGGCGATTAAATGTGTTAATGCTGGTGAATATAATAATATATTTGTATTCTCGCCCGAAAAGCCTTAAAATAAAAGCTTAATGATTGCGCATACTTAGTTAACCTTTCCCTTATAGGGACTAAACTTATTTAAATGTATTATCGCCGTATCAAAAGCTATCCACCCACAACCGCCAACAATAACCGTATCAAAATGTATTCGGCGAGAGCAATAAATAAAATAACAAACCAATCCAACAGGAGAACAAACATGCGACAGAGAATAAAAAGATTAATACATAAACCTATAGACCAATCAACTACAGCCATGGCCACAGTAATCATATTCGGTATGGTATACATTGCATGCATCCCTTACCTGCTAGGGAAACGCGCAGCACCACCAGCGCATGACCCAATAGACTTTTAATGCGCGAGACTTATAATAAATATATTAATGTAAAACCTTTTATGCTTGAGACTTATAACATTAATAAACCTTTAATGCATAAACAAAAAGCTTTTAATGCTTGATGCATAAAACATCTAATAGGGGGACCCCCCTCCTACCCCCCTTCCGGAATAAAGGTATCATATGTATTATATGTGTCAAGCGGCGGTTAGGTCCGTTCGAGAACACACCAAAAAAATCAGAGATTTAAAAAACCCGCCAAAAAATCCCCCAAAGAAAAAACACCAGCTATGCCCTACCTACTACAGGGGAGGTGCCAATGCATGGGCAAGCAGAGACGCGTACGCCTTGTAAAGACTGTTAACGGCGGTGTATATGTCTGTCCATGGTGCAGAGCTAACGTTGAGTGGTTCTGCCGGGGGACGAAAGGATGGGCTAGATGCGCGAACAACATTAGTGCCACGCGCATATATGTGGCAGGACAGAAGATACACATTTGCGAATGGGAAGGGCACGTGCGGCGCCGGAGAGATGGGGTAGCGGAGTTGTTCTATACAGAAGATTGTGTTGACACCACCGCGGTTCCGTGATATTATATGGATATGTTAGATAGTAGTGCCACACACAAGCATATGCGCGGGGATCTGGTCAAGTGGTACTCATATTATGATGATCAGATTATTAGCGACGCCGGCTACGGTATCGTTTTAGCCATCGATGTCAACTACTATAAGATTTACATGTTCAGGGACCAAGTGTTTAGGTGGTTTGCCGGCAGTGATGTCGAGCCGGTAGCTTAATGGCGCCTAGGCAAATAAAAGTTCCAGTTCCCCACAGTTAAACTATTTACTTACATGAACAATGCTGACGACAAAAGCTTTCCCCTACGCAATATCCAATATCTTATTCGTGAAGCGCTGACAAAGACAGACAAAGACGAAATCAAGCGTATTGCTAAGAAAGAGGTAGAGCGCGAGCTTAAAGCGAAGCTAACGGCTGCTGTCGAAGATGAAGTTAAAAAAGCCTTAACCGATAAGGCAACGAAACAAGAAATCGCTGAGATATCTAAGTCGATCATTAAGAAGCTTTATAAGGATCTGTCGATGCACCATCCTTATATTATTGATCGCATTAAGGTTTAGCAACAAGATTTAACATATTAATAATATTACCGGTTTTTTGAAATAAATAGGACTATTTATCACTCAATAAAGCATTAAAAAACTTTAAGTTTAAGGACTTATTCTCTCATGAAAAACTTTTATATACTTGGTGGCGCTGTGGTGGTTGGGCTTGTTGCTGTTGGACTCAATAGAGCAATCGTTGACTATGATGGTATCCCGGATATAACACTTGCCCCACAAAGAACTATTGCTCTCGCTAGCGATCAACTGACTGAGTTGGTTTACTTGCCCGACAATACATGCCGGTTTACCGGAGACTTTGATGCAGATATCGATGACTACCGTGCAATCGTAAAATCATGTCTTGAACTTCGCCACCGCGAAATGAGAATCGAACCGATTTATATGCACTAAATCATCGACACTGTGCTATGGAAGTTGTGAGTCTCCGAGTCGGCGACATCATCGTCGACCAAATCACTGGAAATATCGGATTGTTAATGGAGCGCGTGTTGCTTACTAACGGCGGAGCTGACGATGTGCTGGCGCTGTGGGCATGGGAAGTGTATTGGATAGGTGCTGGTATTCATCCCGGAAGTCGACTAACCACGTGGACTGAATTTGGGTTGCTTAGCATTATAAAAACTGGGACTTATCGCCACCATGGAAGCTAGTTATGGTATGTCTGATAAAAGTAAGTTGCAAACTCAACTCGAACGCGTTATACTATGTGTAGGTGATATTATTGTCGACACGATAAGTGGCGGCGGTGGAACCTTAATTGCGCGTAGGAGACATATTGACATTGAAGAGGATGATGTTTACCTCTGGGAAATCAAGTGGTTTAACATTGCTTCTCAAGAACATGTCCCCTCTCCCATAAGAGAAGAATCGGAACTTAAGCTTTCAATTGTAGCTGGAACCTATATATTACACTCTGTGAATGGAAAAACCTTTGAGCGCTTACACATTTAGTTTAGGAAAAATTTAGTGGAAAAATTTGATCGATTGGCGGGCGAAAAAGGGCTGATTTTGAGAAGGGACATGTCCGACACTGTTGTCTCTCTTGCCGCCGCGGGCGGTGTTGCTTTGGAGGGTGCCAATGCGTGCGGGGGCTTGGTGTTTGCCGCGCTTTCTCACTGGAAGTGGCAGTGGGCTGTTCTCGACTCTCAAACTCTGAGCTACCTGCATGGAATCTCGCCGCGGTTTGATACCGCCGAGGAGGCAGAAAAGTGGATAGAGCGCGCTTCGAGATGAAAGACGTTGAGTGGTTAATCTCTATCGGTGATTTAATAAAAGTCATAACGTATTCTGTTGATGACTATGGCAAAGTCTCCTATGGGATCGTCGTTGCAAAAACGGACGAAGATCAAATGTTTCTTTTTCCCTCTGTTGATGTGTATATGTTTGGATCGAAAAAGATAACAACATATGCGGCTGGGCGTGTGGAAGTGATCTCGGGGAAATATCTCTAAGATTTATTTCAGCAGCCGGCACTTTGACTACTTACTACAGAACTTGTTTAACTATTAGGGGTGTTGTATGAAGTATTTATTTTTTGTGTTAAGTTTGCTCGGGGTTGTTTTCACCTCCACAAGTGTTGAGGCGTCAGGAACAAATATAGGCGCTGAAGTCCACCGCACCATCGAAATAAGTTCGCAGTTTAGTGAAGTCGAAACAAAAGTTCGAAACGCAGCAGTAAGGGTTATAACTGCTGAAGGCGGTCACGGATCTGGGTCGTTGATCCAATACAAAGATATGCAGCTTATTGTTACAGCACAGCATGTTGCCTCTGATTTGGTTGGAACGGTATATCGAGTCATTCGTGGCACAGAATTAAGAACCGCGGTTTTGGTATATTCAAACGAGGCGCGCGATCATGCAATTCTCTGGGTTGATTCTCCTTATGAAGACGGCGCTATTCGATGGGACCCCCGACGCGAAATCGCGCCAGTAGGACAAAGGATAACATATTCTGGTTATCCGGGTGCACACAATTTAATGACTTTTAGGGGACGAGTTGCCGGGTATGAAACAATGAGCGATGGCTCTACGAATATCTTACTACACACTTATGGTTATTTTGGATGTTCAGGCTCTTTAGTTTATGATGGGTCCGGCGAAATAGTAGGAGTCTTGTGGGGCATTGATGTGGGTCGAGGAGGAGTACCGGTAGAAAGCATGGTCTGGGTATCTCCGATACAAAACCTTAATATAACCTATGCACTGCGGTCTATCTGCAGGACGCTAGGTGATGGTCCTCGGGCATGCCGATAGAAGCGCCATCATGGCGCCGGTTCTTAAACGAAAGCAAAAATGAAGAATATGCTGCTGGAATTGTTGTGTGTCTTGACGAAAACGCGCGGTTTCTCGTTATACGACGAGGACCTAACGATGATCGAGAAGGGCAATGGACAATCCCAGGCGGACATATAGACGACGAGGACGCGTCAATCGAGTCTGGTGCGCAGAGAGAGCTTAAGGAAGAGACTAATTTACATGTAGAACTTAGTGATATGCGGTATATTGGCATGCCAAAGCCAAAAAAGTATTATTATCTGGCTTTCTCTTGGCAAGGTGAGGTGAAAATTGACATACCTAACCCCAAAACTGGTGTCATTGAACATGACGATTATAAGTGGGCAACCATTAAAGAGATAAAAGGATTGGATAATACCGAAATACCAATCTATTTATTGGAAGAAGCATTAGAATATTATAAGGAACACAAAAAATGAGATTTTTATTGGCGGCTGCAGTCTTTTTTAGTGGATTTGCATATGCAGACCCCCCTGAAACATCTGAAGATGTTGAAATACGCTATCGCGCGCGAACTGAAATTGACTTTGAGGGTGTGGATGTCGCGGGAACATTAGTTCGTCCCCAAGGATCCTTAATTCTTGATAGAAAAAAGGGTGCATTCAATCCATTGATTAGATTAAGGGAAGAATTTAACGACGAAATTTCGGATTCAACCGGATTAATTAGATAAGGTAGGAAACCTGTGGCACTTAAAGTTAGAATTGGCAAAAAACGCTCCAAATTATGCATTGCTGAGTCGAAAAAACGTGTAATTGTTGAAAATACGCTTATACAAGAGCTTGAAGAGGATGAATTAGAACACATTCGTGGCATTCTTGACAAGATGGAAGACGATCCAGACTCGGTTGCCTTCCGAGAGTTGTTTGATGATAAATTTCGTCGGATAATTGACTTTCCAACAACAGATAGCGCCACCGAGACCGGTCGATTTGTCTCTTTGTGGGATCAAATGGGTTATGACGTCAATTGGAACAAGGGTATCATCTCTGCAGAGAGAGAGCTAAAGTCAGGGACACCCGAACAAGAGCTTTTAGCAACAATGGGGTTTGGGGAAGCTCCAATAAAGAAAAAACGCAAAATTCAGATGAAAATCGGCAAATTCTTCGGTAAATTGGCAGATTTGACTGCTAAAAAGAAAGTTTTGACCGATAAAGTGCTTGATTTTGCTAAAAATAACAGAGATAAGCTCCCTACGAAGTTTGGAGCGAGATTCCCTAGGTCTGCTCGTGACATCACAGGTGAGATGTTAGAGACAGCGCTTACGCCGGAAGAAATAAAGAGATTTAATCAAATTGATAATCAACTCGACATGTATGGTGTTGACAAGATTAAATTACCAAACTTTCGTGCTACAGAGGCTGAATTTAAGGATTTACAAGCTTATTGGCAAAAAAATGCCGATTATTTGAAAAAGAACATTGAGAAACTTAGGGATTCTGACACTTACTCAATTATCCTCACAAGACACCCAATTGATGTTTTACGTATGGCAGACTTTCAGGAGTTTGCTTCATGTCATAGTCCACCCTCGCAGGGATACGGCGATGGTGAGTACTATAAGTGTGCGGTCGCCGAAGCACACGGTGAAGGTGCTGTTGCTTATGTTGTAAATACTGACGAACTTTTGGCTATGACTGATTCCGGTACAATTGATGAAGCAGAAGAAAAGATAAATACAGTTGAAGAGATTTTCGATGATAAAGTGAGAGATGTTGAAGGACTACCTTATAGTTACTCACCTACCGGCAGACCCCTAGGCGGAACAATCATGCCTGTGTCGCGGTTGCGGTTGCGATTGGCAAAAGTAATGAGGGAAATGGGACAAGATCAATTCTTGAAAAAGAAACTTAAAGATATGTCTCCAGAGGAAGTCGAGGCGTTTAAATCGGGAGACTATAAAAACCTCCCAGCGAATTCAAAAATGAGCACAGAGATAGCTGTACCAGAGACGCGAGTTTATGGTGAGAAGCTTCCCGGCATTGGAGATCGACTATTACGCTGGGCGCAAGAACAACAAGCTGACATTATCGAAAATCTACCAAGAGCCGAAGATGGCAAGATTGATTTAAATCAAATTACCTTCTTTGGCGGGCACTATTCAGATAGTGGAGGCTTGAAGGGACTAGATCAAAGATTCCGCGACCTCATAGGATTGACGTCAAACGAGACATACGGCAAAAGCCGCCAAGATAGATCTGTGGAAGATAGTTTAGACGATGATTTGTTGTATAGTTCAAGAGAGAGGGTCCTTCATAACGAATGTGAAGAAATTGCAGACGAGTTCAACAATCTCATGAAGTATTTTACAGTTGGATTTGAGGTAATGGATGATGGGGGTGGAGATTTTTATATAAAAGTCGATGCTGCTCTAGAGTTAAGTTTTGATGATTTTGAAAGACTACCAAATGTACACCAAGCTTTCGACATCGCACAAGAAGCCATAGGACAAATGAATGATTATCCTTATTCGAGAGATGGGGTGATAAGAGATGTCTTCAATGATTACCCTAGGATCGTTAACAAACCGGGGAGTACGGGTATTCCGACGCGCTATCGGAAAATCGCTGGTGGTTCCGGAAAGACTTATAAGAATGAACCCAAAATAACTTTCTTCATAGATGTTGAGCCAGAGGGGATAGATGACCTGGAAGTGGGGTATGTGTTTGGTCCCGACGGGTTTGCATCCTTTTGTGCAGAAATCAATAAGTTTGACGACATGGAAAATGATCACGACGCATTTTCCAAGCTCTTCGAAAAGTTATTTAAGACCGAAGGTTTTATGTCCGGAGGGGCTTTTATACAGTGGGCTAATGAGCTTTCCGTAGATTCAAATCTGTATTATGAGTGGGGTTATGACGTAGGAGACTCTTACGACGGCGATCATTTCGAAAGTATAGACATTTATACAACTGACACGTATCTAGACCTCTCCGAGTATGTTGATAAAGAGAAGTTTGCAGTTAAATGGGATACCAGCGGTACTCCCATAAAAGCTTTTGTGAACAACTATCCCGTGGCGTATGTCTATCGTGCAGATGATGGCAGTTTTGAAGTAACAGAATCAGAGAACATGAATGGTTATTATGAGTCTTTTGAAACAGTTAAGGCATCTATTGAAGCAGGACAAGCAAATAATGAGTATGCTTACGACATGATCAAAAAAGTGCTTGGAAGTAGAGAGTTCTCTCTCGCGCTTAAACAAAAGTTAGTGGGACCACATTTAGATGAGTCCGGGTATTGGCCTCCCAACTGGAGTGTGAAGTATCGAGTGATGCCTTCTGATGATGGTGAAATAGAAATCCTTATCCGCATGGAGGCAGATTCTGATGCCCCTGACGGCGCCATACGTTCTATGAGAGAAACTGTCGAAGAGTGGGAAGATCAAGACGAGTTGAGAGCAGCTGTTAAAAGTGTGGTCGATGCGTCGATGAGAAAAGTAAGTCAAAATAAACAATCTAAAGATCCTCTTTCGGAAAGTAAGAGGATAGTAAATACATGGAAGGAGTTCTTAAGAACATGAAACTAATAATAGAAAACTGGCAAAAATTTATGGCTGAGGCTTATATGAGAGATTTATCTCCCGAAGAAGAAGAAAAGGCGACAAAGCTTATCGCACAGATCGGAAAAGAGTATGTCGGATATCCTGAAGAAGTACAAACGATCCTTCACCTATTGGACAATTTTTTAAGTTTAGATAGCAACGCTATGCACGATGTAGTAATAAAAGTTAATAAAGAATTAAAAGATTGGCATGCCGCTTGTTATTGGAATGATGACTGCGAATGGAACACCCAAGGAGAGCATTCCAACAAATACAGTCGAGGGCGCCCAACAAAACCGTTATTGACACAAACCGTTGACGCAGCTTTAAGGTCCCTTGCGATGGTGGCCACCGATGCGAAGGGCGGCACTATGCACAAGGCGCTTAAACGTTGAAAGCTTTATTTAAAAAACTTTATCGCGATCTTTGTTTAGTTGCAATCGGAATGAACATCAGTTTTGTTGCTATTGCTGTAATTACAAAGGAACCAAACTTAGTTTTATTAGGATCTGTCTCGGCAATTCTTTGCGGTGTTGGAGCATGGCATAACTTTCCAAAGGAAAAAGAAGAATGAAATTATTAATGGAAAATTGGCGTACGTACGTGAATGAAGAAACACTCAAGTCCGAAATGCTTGAATTGCTTACGAACAATGGAATAGTGCTCTCTGAAGAACAATTAAATGAGATTAAATGGAAAGATCTGCTGAGTAAGTATGGGACTAAAGCTGCTGTATTGGCAGCCCTAGCCTTACCCGGCGCGCCCGCCCAAGCCGGCATAGGCGATTGGTTTGGAGGAGGAGGCGCAGAATCTAGCCAAGAACAAGCAGCGCCAGAAGAAGGCCCATCTGAGGATGGAAACTCTTTCACTGCTAAATTTGAGGTAGCGGGTGATATACAACTGTCTATGCAAGCAGCAGATTCATTAGCTTTAGAGGGAGCCGCTGATAACGGTTTGCAAGGAGCAGAGGTTACTTCCAGAATGCAGTCTGGCGGCTTCATTTATTCAACGGCGTCAGTAAACTAAATATGAAACTCCTGTTTGAAAGCTGGCGAAGGTTCTATTCAGACAGACCTCGATTTGTTCTGTCCGAAGAACGCGAGGAGTTTCCCACTATGACCCCCATAGAGGGTCCGGGTAGGCAAACCCCTAGGGCAGTCGAAGAACAGTGGTTAAAAGACGCTACAGAGGGCTTAAAACCGTATGGATACTACCCCATCAAGAAGCTTGGTGAGGGACAGTACGGGAAAGTCTATCTTTCGAAGGATTTTAAGACAGAAACACCGGTTGCTGTCAAGATTGTCTCGAAAATGAGTGATAAATGGGGACGCGAACGCGATAACTACGCATTTGCTATGGAAAATGCTAGTTCTATGGACCCTAAATTTGCTGGCTATCTACCTGTAGTTTATGACATTAAGGAAGATGAATACGCTGTATACATTATAATGGAGCTTTTGGAGCCGGCACCAAAGGAAGTAATCAACCAACTTCTTGCAAGAGATAACTCTTATGACACAGATCCCGACAAAGAAAAGAGGATTTTTGCCTCTGAAGCCGCAATTAATGACTTAATTGATATGGCGTTGAACAAAATGCCCGAATCGCCTAGATTAACGATGTCCCAGATTGGATTTAAACAAGAACACATTGATGGAATCCGGCGTATAGCTCTCAATAGGTTTCTGAAAGGAGCAGTTCTTACTTCGGAAGAGAAAGAGAAACTAGATTTTATTGATTTTGCCAAGATGGGAGATCCACAGTCCGAGCGCATGCGACTCCATCGGTTGTTGGGCGCAGAGATTTATCACATGACTGCACAGGTCTCACCGTACCCAGTAGAAATGATGGCGAGGTCAATAATAGAGATGTTAGAAGATTCAATCCACCAAGCAATCTATAAACAGATTGTTCCTATTCACCAGGCCACCAGCGTTCACGATACCACCACTTCTGGTGCTAGTGCTGGGATGTTAAGCGCTTTCCCAGAGGCAGAGGGAATTATGTCCGCTATGAAATACTTTGATAAGAGGCACCATTTTGAACCGAAAGACGTACATTTTAAAAATGTTATGATGAGACCAAAGGACGGCCATCTAGTTATTGTAGATCTCGGATTGTTTGTGATAAAGAGGTAAATGAATGAAACTCCTACTTGAACAATGGCGAGAGTATTTGAAAGAGCAAGAGACGATTGCTGTGGGGCAATGCTATCCGTTCGCTGTTGAAATGTCAAACAATTCATCAAAGTCTGAATTTGCTGACTTGTCCAAGTTCAAGGTTGTGCATGGTAGAGTCACTGATAAGTTCAGTGGCGAGAGCGTCCTTCATGCTTGGGTGGAGAAAGGAGACATAGTGTTTGATTCTCAGACGAGCCGCACAAAGCCCAATGGCATTCCCAAGGCAGATTACTATGATATATATCAGCCAGAGCCACACGAAGAATACACCGCAGAAGAAACGATACTCAAGTGTATGAAGACGGGGCACAAAGGTCCGTGGAATCGCATAAAGAGGTAAATGAATGAAACTCCTACTTGAAAATTGGCGACAGTTCTTAAATGAGTCAAAGCTCCGTGTCTTTGATTTTGACGATACGATAGCAAAATCCGATTCGAACATCCACATCACAACCGACACTGGTGACAGGATCACAATGACACCAGCCGAATACGCAACGCACGATTTTAACCCAGACTATGATTATGACTTTTCAGAGTTTGATGAAGTGATTAACCCAAGAGAAATTAAACAAATTACCAACATTGTTCGCAATGCAATCAATGCCGGCACAGAGGGGCGCGAGATTGCTATCTTGACGGCGAGGGCGGCAGGCGCAGAAGGCGCGATTCGAGATTATCTTGAGAGCATCGGGCTTGATACCTCGAAAATTACATTCGGGCTTTTAGGAGACTCAGACCCTGACGCTAAGGCAGCATGGATAGTTGACCGAATAGAGCAGGGAGTTACAGATGTATTGTTTTTCGATGATTCGGGGAAGAACGTGGAAGCTATCAACTCTTTATCCGCTCAATACCCAGAAATTAAGATCAGAGCAAGAAGGGTAAAATATGCCGAAGACGTGGCACAGTAAGTCTGTGACAAAAAACTTAGCGAAATAAACAATACATTTTTTAGCTAATATTCAAGAAACCGGCGAAAACCGAGACCAGTTAACATTTGGAATAAATGACTTATAGCAAATGACTTGCTAACCACTATTTATCATTGTATGCCATGGCGCGGGAGGCTGTTTTATTATGCAAGATGATAATGGGTGGGATCAATACTCAAAACTAGTTTTAAAACAACTAGAGACTCTTTCTCTTACTATCGAGGATTTGAGATCAGAACTTCAAGACATAAAAGAGAAATTGGCTGAACTGCGTGTGCGAGAAGAGAGAATTGAAGATATACGTACGTGGAAAAACAAAGTAGACGAAGTTGTTTCACCCACTCAGCTGAGCATGTATATCAAAGAGATAGAAGAGCTTAAAATATTTAAAACCAAGGCAATTGCTGTATTTGCTACTGTTCAATTTATAATGGCTATAGCAATTGCTTGGCCAAAACTATTCTAAAATGGCGTGGGATAATGTTGACGCCAAGAAGTTTAAAGTCTTAGTTAAACAAATCTCTGGCACTATAAAGGACGCCGACGGTGCACTGACACCCTTTCACATAATTAAGGGAACTGGTGAGATTTGGTGTTTTCAACCATCTACGAAACAAGTTGTGAAGCTATTTCGAGGCAAAGATATCTATATTCTAGATTTTGGAACAGAAGAAGATGAACAATGTCTGGCCATGTCTTCAGATGGTATTGTTTTTGTGATCGATAAAGACGAGATAGAAGAAATAGGCTTTAATTAATGTTGTTTACGTTTAATAACGCACCTTGGAAATATCTACTTGTGTGTTGTGGTTCTTGGGGATTATACGCCCTTTGTGGTTTTGAATTCACAGTTATCACCCTTTTATCCCTTAGTATAGTCAATGTGAATCCAAAAAGATGAACTTTTTTATTTCCAATAGAAAATTGTGCGCTATTTATGACACATATGAGACTTGATAAAAGAAAGACAAAAACTCTAATTCCAAATGAGCCGGCAATGCGTGGAAAGACGCTTTATATACTGTACAAGTATGATCTTGAGAGTGAGGAGTTAGCTTCCGATGGCCCATTTTTAAGCAAAGACGAAGCTTATGAAAAAATGAATTCTTTTCTGCAGCAAAAGGTTTGTTCATGGGTTGTCGTCTATAATGGATGAGAAACCGGTTTTTGGAGAGTTATCTGCCGAAAATTTAGAAGTTGGCGATATTGTAGAATGGAAAAAATGGTGCTATAAGGTGCGTGAATGGCAGCCTCACTATGGAGTGATTACTAGCATCAAAAATGAGATAAAAGGTAATCGAATGGTGTCGATTTCAAATGTGATGCCCCTTTCTAATAGTAATCAGGTTGAGGTGGAGTTCTTTACCCCTAGCTTAAAATTAGTGTCAAAAGTGCAGAGGTCTGATCAAATAAACCCAAAGTTTGTGGAAAAGGGGTGAGTTGTAACTATTTATACTAGTAGTTTACAATACTCTATAATCTTGACTTGGTTTGTTTCTAAATGATCGATATTATCAACCCTATGATTAAAAGATTTCTTCCTTATGCACAAGAGAAGATGGGTTTTAATGAACCTCCAAAATTATTCCTCAAAGGTTCTGCGGAGAACGCAGAAGATCCTTTAGGAAAGACAGCTTTTTATGATCCCGCGGCAAAAGCAATCACAGTTTTCATAACAGGGCGCCATCCAAAAGATATCATGCGCTCTATTTCTCACGAATTAGTACATCATGCACAAAATTGTCGTGGGGAGTTCGACTGCCCCGGGGAAATGGGAGCAGGATACGCTCAAACCAATGATCATTTGCGAAATATGGAGCGAGAAGCCTACGAAAAAGGAAACATGTGCTTCCGAGATTGGGAAGATAGCATAAAGAGTACTATTTATTTTGAACATCTACAAAAAGGAGACAGTAGAATAATGTCTACAAAACAATGGAAGAACGGAGAACTCAAGGGTCTCCTTTCAGAAGCCTGGGGTCTAAAAATGGATCTTAGCAAATTAAACGAAAATCAGGATTTTGCAGCTGCGCATCGCACGGCTGGAGTATCATTAGAGGAATCAGAAGAACTTGAAGAAGGTGATACTGGTGCTTCTAAAGGCGATAAGGGTAAGGATAAAGATGACCCAGAAGCCAAAGATTACACCGACGGCGGTGACCGCAAAGGTGATGAGTCCAAGACCCACCCGGGTGAAAAGGATTATACCACCAAGAAGGGCGACAAAACAAAGAAAGGCGAAAAGGCTTTCGAAGATCCCAGCAAAGGCGAGAAAATCACGACTAGTGATAGCGACAAGCGCGGATCTAAGAAGGGCGATGAAGCTTATAAAAACGAGGGCGTCGAAGCACGATTGCAAGAGATTGTAAAGCACGCTGTTAAACAACTTAAGGAGAAGAAAAATGGGTAAAAAATGGAAAAGATTGCTTATTGCAAGAAGAAATGCAGCTAAAGCAGTTGTGGAAACTGTACAAGAAGAACAACCTGTCGCCAAACCAGAAAAGGCGGTTGTACCGGCTGCTGATGAAGCGGTGGAGAAGAGACAATCTATCAAAAAAGCACCAAAAGTAAAAAAAGCCTTTAAACCCAAAAAGAAGTAAATAAACGATGTCGCTAGATAAAAATTGGAGTGACTTTATTTTAGGAGAAGGTGTAGATAGGAATATCTTTACTTATCTTCACGGGTTGCAGGAAATAATCACAGCAATTAAGCCTCGTTCTATAACAGAGGAACACCGCTTAACTTTAGCTAAACAACATATTAAAGAAGTTCGTCGTTCTGCTCGTAAGATGCAAAACGAAATGAAGTTGTTGGAAGAGAGGCTGAATATCTTAGAAGAAAGTTTAAACGAGGGAAAATAAATGCCCACACTTTTAAAAGAAGGCAGTGCCAACACACACCTTACTCACCTCGAAGAGTTAGTTCTCACGCAAGGTCCAGCCGGCTATAAAATGGCCCGGGCATTTCTGTTAGAACTTCTTGAAACCCTAAAGGGGAATTCTAAATCGCATGTGCAAACATCTGTTAAATGGGATGGAGCGCCGGCGATGTTTGTTGGTATCAACCCCGAGAATGGTAAGTTTTTTGTAGGAACTAAATCAATCTTTAATAAGGTTCCTAAAATTAACTACACTGAAGAGGATATTGTCAGAAACCACGGGCATGCACCCGGGCTTGTTGATAAATTATCGAAAGCATTAAAATATCTCCCTTCCCTTGGGATCAAAAATATTCTGCAGGGTGATTTCATGTTCGATGATGAAATGCTCGATGTTGTTCAAATAGATGGAGAACCACACTACCGCTTTAAGCCAAACACGATAGTTTATGCGGTACCGGTTGATTCAGACTTAGGTAGAGAGATTGGACAATCGAAATTTGGTATTGTATTTCACACTACATATGATAGCCTAGATAGCGGCGCTAGCTTTGGTGCGGATGTGAGCCAACTTAATAGAGTACCGGGGATTTGGTTCGATGATGCTTTCTTTACAGATGACACCGGTACAGTAACTCTTACTGCTGGTGAAGAGAAGAGAATTCTTTCTTTAGTTAAAGAGGCTGACGCGGTTAATGAAAGTATAGACTATAATAATTTGCCCTCTGCGCTACTGAATATCTATATTAACAGCGAAATTAAAGGCGGACAGTTTTTGGAGGATCCAGAACGTTCTTTTGATGGCTTTAAGAACTGGTATTTCGAGCGTTCTGAAAAGAAAATCAGTAAGCTAAAAAGCGAGAAAGGCCGCGCTAAAGCCGAAACAAAAGCTCTGCAAGATATTCAACTGCTCGATAGCAAAAAAGAAGATATTCTTAATCTCTTTCAGGTATCTCGCCTATTGTTTGAAGCCAAAAACATTTTTATTGAGAAATACAACAATGCTGTGTATAATACAAAGCACTTTGTAGATGATGGCTCTGGAGATCTGGTTGCGACGAATCCAGAGGGATATGTAGCAGTAGATCATGCGGGTAATGGAGTGAAATTTGTAGATCGTCTGGAATTTAGCCGCGCTAACTTTATGGTAGATAAAACTGCCAAATTTACTGGTGAATCCGTTGATCGCCGAAACTTTACTGTTCAAATCTCAAAAAATAAACAAATAACGAAAACTATAGCCGAGTGGTTGACAGAAATTAAGGCCGCAGGGCACAAACACCAGAAACTCCCACAAATGGTTTATAAGGACGTCTTGGCAGGTACCCCTATCGTAGACATTGTTGTTCAAGAGAACGCCGAGAGAACCATCTACAACGCCGTTATGGACTATGCCAATAGTCTAAAGGAACAGTTCGAAGAAGGACCTCCAGAAGACGAATGGTATAGTGATGAATATGAGACGCTAGGGGATCGCAAGTTTGCAGATACTCCGGGTCAGACCATCGCTCTTGTCCCAGGTGCATTTAAGCCACCACACAGAGGGCATGCCGATATGGTACGTCGTTACGCTACCGGCGACGGTGTACCAAAAGCAGACAGAACAATTATTTTGATTTCCAATCCCAAGGGCGCGCTACGCACGCTGCCGCATGATGGTTCAGAAGTTAGTGCAGAACATTCCCGACGAATTTGGGAAACAGTCTTCTCTGATGTTACAAACCTGCCGGGTGTTGAAATACAAGTTGCAGACTCAGAGATGAGATCACCAGTAAGCATCGCTTATGAATATATTAGTGAAACATCTCCGCTAGATATCAAGGCGGGAGACGATATTATTTTGGGGGCTAGCAGAAAAGATCGTGATTTCATGCGATGGAAAGGCGCCTCTGAATATAAAAAGAAGAAGAGAGGGGTTAATGTCTTAGCTGGTGAGGAATACGCTGTAGTGCCTTCTGAGCGCTCTGATAACAAACCTTTTAGCGCCGGCGATTCGAGACAGTTGGTCAGCAATTTAGTAACCAACCCAGAAGATGTGGAATCATTGCGGCAGCTAACTGAGTATATTCCACAAGATAAGATCGATGAGTTATTCAATATCTTAGGACAACCATCTCCAGTTTCTACAATGGAACAAGATCCTGTGAATGAAACGTCACTTGGGGGTGGCGGACCCGGTGGGGCGCCGGGGAATGTGACCGGTTACTCAGGCCCTTTGCAATCTGGGTCGGGTAAACCCAAGAAAAAACCCAGAAAGAAAAAGAATGAAAATTTAGTTATCGTGAACGAAGTTATGAAACTAATTATGGAAAGAGGCATACAAAGATGATCCCCAAGCAAGAGCAAAGACTCAGAGAAAATATTAGACAGTTGATTGAAGTTGTTAAACAGAGAAGAGAATCTGCTGCAGCTAAGATCATAGAAGAAGAAGCTAGATTACGTGGCATAGTAAGAGATCTTTTAAATATAGAGCTTTCTAACCTGTCTGAAGGTGTTACACCCGATAACGATCCCACACCTAATAAATCTACCGGCATCAATGTGCTGGAGGATCTCCTCAAAAAGATTATTCCCGTTCTGCAGACTGACTTCAAGCTCCTGACAACTGATGGTTCCCAAAGACAATCGTTTAGAGCCCACATTATTAATGCGGTCATTGGCGCTCTTACGCCCGCAGAAGTAAATAACGAGGCTGGTGATGATATTGAAGCACTTGCCGAGATTGTTGATGTCGATCTCGGAGGACCCGCCGATGCAGACAAGTTTATCGATATCCGCACAGACGCAGAGAAGTCTGCAGATGAAGAAGAGCCCGAAGAGTCTGATCCTAGAGATGAATTTGGAATGGACGGCGCAGATGAGACCGGTCGAAACGTTGCTTTCAATGCGTTCAAAAAGATTCAAACCTCAATTATTGATTCTTATGAGCTGCTGTCTAACAATGAAGACCAAGAGTTATTCTACGATTATCTTATAGCCAATCTAAAATTGTATTTTGATAAGTTCGAAGATGAGCTATCCCCAGAGGTTGAAGAACCCACAAACCAAGCTTACCAAGACGCTGTAGATGTTGGCGAAGAAGATGCCATGGCTGCCGGCGAAGAGGAAATGGGACTTGAGTTTTAGGTGATTTGTGAGAAAAAGTTCAAAAAAGAATTTGACAACTCAGAATAAGAGTGTTATTTTTAAATTGAAAGCAAAAAACCTTATTAATGATAGTTTATTAGTTAGTATTAATAATTTAACATTAGAAGACTTAATCTCAATTAAATTAGAACTCTCAGCTAACCATATTAATAATAGACCATATGGATTTAGTTTGTGGTCTAAGGCTTCATACATAATGAAAGACTCTTTAATAAGGTTTGCACTTTCAACAACTAACTCGAAGAAAAGCGCAGCCAGGTTCCTAGGCATTACAGATAGTGAATTATATCAAGCTATCAAAAGGTATGAAGTGGCTGAACTATTAAAGGATAATGATAATGTGGAAGCTTTATAAATACAACGGACGCTATATTATGGGAGATTTAATCAGCTCTCATAAAACTGAATCTGCTGCCATGAAAAAAGCTAAGAAAGAACTCACATTTAAACATACCGAAAAAGAAAAGAAATCAACCGGACTTTATATCTGGCTAGATGATCAAAATCATGCACCAGTTGGTGTTATATTTCAAAAGAAGAAAGATAAAAAGGGGGTGTAAGGGTTTCGACAGGGTAAAAAAGAAGAATAGTGCAAGTAGTCAAACGTACCAGCAGACTTTAAATGCAGATACAAAACAATAATTGCTAATAATAATAACAATTTCGAATCTGTCCGCTTAGCGGCTTAATCGGGAGGTTGCTTAGGACCTTCTTTTCAATCTAAGCAAACAACAGACAAGTTGTAAAAATCAAAACCATCTAATGCAACAGGACGGTAAGCAATAGATTATAACCGTATAGCTTTTCAGTTTGTGACTAAAACTGAATAAACTTGTGAATGACTTGAATTGTGATTTATCTTGGACGCCAGTTCGACTCTGGCCACCTCTACCACTTACATAACAACAAAGCAGATTTATAACTCTGCAAAAACGAGAAAATAATGACAAAAACACTTATAATCGCAGCACTGTTAACTTTGACAGGCTGTTTTAACTCTGACAATACCGATACCGTCCTCCCCGATGATCCTATTGAAACACAACCTATAGGAAGAATTGGCGGATTTGTTGAGGACCTTTCGGGGCAACCTCTATCGAATGTTTTGGTGTCCACCGAAACCGAAGTAGCTTACACCGCCGATGACGGCTCATATACGCTTGAAAATGTATCACCTGGCACTGACATCGTTATCAAGTTCACCAGGGCAGGCTATGCTTCAAACTATGAGGTTGTTGAACTGATTAGTTGGGAAACGGTAACTTCTAATACGTCTCTCATGAGCATTGGTGGCGTAGCAACTTTTAATAGTGCGGAAGCTTCACAAGTTACTCTTGATGATGTTACAGTAGACTTTCAGGCAAACAGCTTTATCGATGGAGATTCTGGAGCCCCTTATACTGGTAATGTGATGGTAGAGATTACTCATGTCGACCCCACTACTGATGAACTTGATGCTGCACCCCGAGATCTTTCTGCGATTGGCTCTGATGGCTCCTCACAGCTTGTATCTTATGGTATGGTTGATATAACTCTTTATGGTGTTGATGGAGAAATCTTAACAGTTAATCCAGACATGCCAGCAAACATTAAAATCCCAATTACTAATGGTAACCTAAATGAAGATTACCAGCTTTCCGTAGGTGACACCCAATCAACGTGGTCATTCAGTCCTGAGCGAGGTATTTGGGTTGAAGAATCTGTAGGAACTATCACTGGTGATGAAAACGGTCTTTTCTTTACCTTTGAAGCGCCTCATTTCTCATGGTGGAACTGCGATCAAGGATTTGTACCTTCATGTGCATCAGGACGCGTCATTGATTTTGTCGGTTTCCCAGTTAGAAGCGCCGAGGTTACCTGCGCCGGCGGACAAACAACGTCTACAGTCACCACTGATGAGGACGGCTATTACGTTTGTTCTGTGATGGTCGGTGACTATGTTAGCTTTACTGGCAGCACTTTTGTAGGCGGCCGCGACTGGCACAAGACGAAGGGAGCAATCTTTATGGACAGCGAGGGCTCCTCTGCAGCAGATTGTGAACCCATCCCAGATATCCAAATTGATGTTTGTCGTATTGCCGGCGCCGTTAATGTGGAGAATTACGAGGCTAGTCTTAATGAAGACAGTTCAGAGACAGTAGCAGCTGATGGCTTGTCCGCAGTCTTTTGGGAACCACCCGGAGACATCTCATATTGTAATAATCCGCTTGATTCATTGCAAGTTGGCGAATGCTGGTCAGGTACTAATGATGAAATAATCTCTAACTATCCCGAAAGCTCATGGCCTGGAATTCCAGCCTCTGCTCGCTCTGCAGGACTTTGGTTTGAAGTTTCTAATGCGCACGGATCTTATCGTATGGAAAGAACTCTTCAGGGAGTACTCCCCTTCTATGCATGGCAAACTCATAGCGATGAAAATGGAGATATTGTTACGGATAGACCCGAGTTTAACCAAGGAGACCTTCTTGCTGTCTCTGCAGCCGGTGATTCCGGGGCTTATTTTGGTCCCTGGGCTGTCGCTGACATCGCAGAGATACCTAGCCAAGTATTCTTCTCTAGCAACAGTCTGACGGCAACTGGTGGCAATCTATTAGTAGACTATGCCAATGCTAGCGGAGACGATGTTTTCTTCGCCGCCGCAGCAGGTGATGAACAAGTACTTTGTAGATTTGAAGACGTTGGCGCATTTAGTGTGCCGGCGTACGCATTGTCAAGCTTGCCTGCAGGCTTCGGTGGAGCATCTGTCTTTAATCTGTCGCTGGAGCTAGCACCCGGACCAGATGGGCTGCCTATCTATACACAAATATACTCTGGACAATCTGTATCTCTCTCAATTGAATAAATATTAAAAAATATTGCGCTTGCTTCGTGGAGTGGTATAACTACTATAGGAAGTAAAAAATGAAAAGACTAATAATATCAGACATTCATATTGGAAGTAGATATTACAAAGCGGATCAAGTGAAAGCTTTATTGCAGACGATCAAGTATGATCAGTTAATCCTAAATGGAGACATACTCGATCTTATAAAAGTGCCCATCTTTACGGATCGGGCACTTTGTCTTTTAAAGGCGATAGATCCCTCGAAAGAAATAATATATGTTGTAGGTAACCATGATATATCATTTAAGGGGTTCGTAGGAAATTCTATTGGTCCCGTTAAGTTTGTGAACTCATACGAGTTTGAAGAAAAAGGTAGAACATTTAGAGTAGAACATGGTGACGCTTACGATAAGGGCTGGATTAAAGATAGCTTCTGGATAAAGCTTTTGTCCCTCGTTCAGAACTCTATAGAGAATTACTTTAATATTGATTTAACATCTTGGTACGTTTCGCGTAAAATAAAAAAGCGCAAACTAAAAAGAATTTGGGATTTACTAGATGCAAATAGCGACGTTGATGTTATAATATTAGGACACACACATATCCCAGAGGCAGTTATATGGGTTAATGAAAGGGAAGAGATAAAAACCTATATTAATTGCGGAGATTGGGTATCACATACTTCATATGTGTTAATCGACGATGGGGTTGCTCGCTTAAAAGAATGGAAACCATCAAGAAGCTAAAGAAAGATATATCAGTCGGCGATTTGGTGCGCTTGCGTACCCGAAAGAAGACAGCTAGGAAATCTATAGCAATTGTATTAGAGCTTATAGATCCAGATGATTTTAAACGTAAAGAAGAAAATACAATTTGGTTAAACTATGCATATAAGGTCCATTCCAAGGGAAAGATCTTATATATTTCCTCTGGACAAATTGAATGTGTCCTAAGTAGTGGCGCCCCATGAAGGTTTATGATTATAAAATCGATGATTGGGTGATTTACAGACCACAGGGAAATACTTATGAACATATACCAGAAAATAGGTGTGTTATTTTAGAGGTCTTATATGATGATCCGTTTTATGATTACAAAATTTTTATCGACGTACGTGGGATTATTAGAAATGTCCGGGAAAGCGACTTGTTTCCTTACGAACAAACTAAATAATATAGAAGAGCCCCCTTTTAGGTGCCCCTGCTGCGGGTACACGCCGTGCGACTGTGATGACCATTAAAGAAAACAAAATACTGAAAACACTAACATCATTTTTAATGATGTGTATGGTTTTCCTATCGTGTTCTCCAGATTATGGTGTAAAGTATGATCTCATAGAAGAGATACAACCAACCACAGTGGTGATAGATTCTTTTCTGCAGCGCTCTCCCCCAGAGCATCTAGACGTTTTAATAATACTTGATACATCCGGTTCGATGAATGATAACTATGATAGTGTTAGTGCGGGCGTAGAACTTTTAAGAGCAGACATTGAAAAGCTCACCTCCGATTATAAAATTGGATATATCAACACCAGTCTTCGCGAACCTTATTTTAATGGACCTTACGATCAAAATAGTTCTGTTCTTGACATGCTTATGGCACCGTATACTTTGGGAAATGATAGTACAGAAGAAGCATTCGCAGCCATGTACGAGTTTACAACACAGACCCCTGAAGGTACCGATTTCTTCCGCGATGGTGCTGACAAATTATTTATTTTTGTTTCCGATGAAGATGAGCAGAGTGCAATACCGACAAACATATTCCATGACTGGTTAATGTCAGAGTTTTCTGAAGTACAGCAAGACGCTGTTACCATTGTTCTCACTGAGGACTCTATGTGTGATAGTGCCTACACTGCTATGATAGGTACAAAATATATAGAACTTTCAACTCGATTTTATAAAGAAGCGGTTGACCTCTGCAGCGATTGGAGCCTATGGCTAGCCGACAGCACTTTTCTTGTTGGAATAGTGGATGAAATACCACTAACGAGAATACCGGTTATAGAAAGTCTTGTAGTTTATTTAAATGGCACAGAGATTACAGAGTGGAACTATGATGCCGCAGCAAATATGATTCTACTAGACTTTGAGCCATCCCCCGGCGATTTAATCGAAGTGGGTTATGTTATTCTATAAAGCGCTCGCTTTGAAACAATTTAAATTACTACTAATTATATTTTAAGGAGTATAAAATGGCAATCCATAGGGATATGATTGACAAGAAAAAAGAAGAAAAACCTACTGTAATGGTTTCTGGTGGTTTTGATCCGGTTCACGCTGGGCACATAAAATTAATTAGAGCCGCGGCAGAGCATGGTAAAGTAATTGTGATCGCCAATTCTGACGAATGGTTATTTCGCAAAAAGGGTTTTGTGTTTATGGACTTTGAGGCCCGGGCCCTGATATTAAACGCTATCAAAGGTGTTATACTGGTTGATTCTGTAAATGATAGCGATGGCACTGTTTGCGAAGCAATCCGTCGACATAAACCAACATTTTTCGCTAATGGTGGAGACCGCGGCCGCGACAACACGCCCGAGCAGCATGTGTGCGAGGAACTCGGAGTTAAACTTTTGTGGAGCATCGGCGGTGACAAAAAATTAGCAAGTTCATCAGACTTGGTAGAAAATGTCCGACAATTTGAAACACCACCCCACAGATATACCTCCAAGGTGTCAGAAAAATAAAAGAAAACGTCAACTGGAGCCCTAACTATAGTATGGGACACTCTACTTTGACTCTGAAACTCGATGCGTCATACCGTCCGATAGGGGTGATTGATGCGGTTGAGGCTTTTGTTTTGTGTCTTGTCGGCAAAGCCACTCCCGTTGAAAATTACGGGAAAAAGATAAACACCGTAAATAAGAGTTTTACACTACCAGCTGTCATCGTCTTACACAGAGTTATAAAATTTAGGTTATATAACTTAACACCAAATCGAAGAAACATTTTATTGAGAGACAATAACCAGTGTCAATATTGTCGACAAATGTTTCCTCCTCTTGAACTAACACTAGATCACATAGTGCCGAAGTCTCTCGGAGGAACCAATACGTGGCTAAACTTGGTAGCGGCATGTAAATCATGCAACCAGAAGAAAGGAAATAAACTTTTAAGAGACACGGCAATGACCTTATTACGAAAGCCATACTCACCAAAATACAGCATTTTTACGTCTATGTTAAATGATAAACAAGTATCAGATTTGTGGTCTGATTATTTGTGGGAAAAAAGTTGACACAACAGTTCTCCCATGTTAAAATAACATTATACTTTATAAAGGAGAACAAATGAGTATAATCAACAAAATCAAAAACCTAAACCTTTCAAACGACACTCAAGTTACGTTGAGCTATGAAGAAGCATGCGATGTATTTGTACATAATGAAACAGCAATCGATACGGCACTGTCCGATACTGATGTGATTTCAACGCTAGCAGAACTAATCACAGAGCACCCGAAACTGAATGTGTTCACTATCTACGGATCAGATACCGACGGAATTCTAAACCACTTGCGTACCGAGGGCTTTCTCGATGATTATCAGCGCGGCGATTTTGAATTCACGGATTATGTAACTGAAGTATTAACTGAGAACTTCTATGATCAAGATTTTGTAGATTCTTCTGTTCGTGCATACGATTATAAGCGCGGAGAATGCACTTTATCAACGCAAGTATTGACAACCGTCGGCGAAATACTGTCAGAAGAGTATATTTCTTTGTCCCCTTGGACTGTCAGCGTACCCACGGAAAATGGTACCCTGACATTTAACTAGCCACCGCGTCCGCTGCACCGTCGGGTAAATAATAACGGTGCGTGGCTGCCGAACGTCACGCAGGCAGGGGTTTGTGGTTTCCTGAGACGTCGAAAACCACTTTAGCCCCTATAGTTTATCTGGTAAAACAGCGGATTTGTAACCCGCAGTGCTTTGTTCAAGTCAAGGTGGGGGCACCATTATGGTGTGATATAAAAGAAGATTTGTTTGAGTAAGAGACTATTTATCGATAGTACCCTTGAATGTAGGATTACATGAGCAAAAAGAAGAATTATGTATTAGACACCAGCGTCTATTTAACGGACGCAGAAGCAATATACAAGTTTAGCAATCATGATATTTTTATACCCCTTAAGGTATTAGAAGAAATTGATAAGCATAAAAAGCGACAAGATTCTGTCGGAGTCAATGCGCGCCGTATAATCCGTATCCTCGACGAAATCCGGACCCGCGGGAATCTTAACACAGGTGTGAGGATTGAAAAGGGGAAAGGGTTAGTAACAGTGATGTCTTATTCCTGTGTAACTTCTTCTATCTCCTTTCCCCCGGATCTAGATCTTCGAGTGCCCGATCATGTTATAATCGCCACAGCACAAGCGATCATAACCAAAGAACACCTTAAAGAATCAAAGCGAACACCCAGAGAGACGATTTTAGTCTCTCGTGATATCAACATGAGGGTTATTTGTGATTCGATTGGAATAAAGTCAGAAGATTATAATACAGATAAAGCGTTGGAAAGCTCGGCAGAGTTATATCAGGGGTTCGCAGAACATCTTGTCGATGATGCTGTGATCGATCGATTCTACAATGACGAAGATGTATTTATTTCTGATAGTGAAATGGAAACCGAGTGGTATCCAAACCAATATGTTATGATGGTTTCTAACGCTAATCCTAAAAAGACAGCCTTGGCGCGTTTTAGAGATATTCACAGCCCCCTTCGGAAAGTTATTCACGCAGCAATACCAGACTGGAAAATCAAGTCTCGCAACAAAGAACAAGCTTTCGCCATCGATCTTTTATTAAATCCGGACGTAAAGGTCGTCTCTCTTGTCGGAATGGCTGGGAGTGGTAAGACCCTTCTTGCCATAGCAGCCGGACTACAACAGACCATAGGGCTCCGGGAAAACCCATATACACGTATGATTGTCTCGCGCCCTGTCCAACCGCTGGGAAAGGACATAGGATTCCTTCCGGGCACAGTGGATGAGAAAATGCTTCCATGGCTTATGCCGATTCAAGATAATCTTAAGTTCTTGATGGGAGATAAAGCGTCGGTTGAGATGTATATGGAGAAAGGCAAGATTGAAATCGAAGCTCTTACATATATTCGTGGTCGCTCGATTGCAAATGCGTTCATGATTATTGACGAAGCTCAAAACCTTACCATGCACGAGATTAAAACAATTATCACACGCGTCGGAGACGGAACCAAGGTGATACTCACAGGTGATATTGAACAGATTGACAATATTTATGTCAATGAAACATCAAATGGGCTCGCTCATGCAGTGGAAAAGTTTAAAGAGTTTCCAATTGCAGGGCATGTTACATTTAAAAAGGGTGAAAGAAGCGAAGTTGCGACGATGGCAGCTAAGGTTTTATAGATAATTCACCCACCGATTAATATATTTAATAAATATACTTGCAAATAAGATTTAATGTGTTATACTATTAATAGGAGCAAATAACATGACAACCAAAGAAACAAATGTGATTACTGAAGAAGAAGTACACACCAACCCTATGCTAGCGACAACTCCGGACAATAATTCGGAACTAAAACAATATCTCATTAATTATACCGGTGCTAAACTACAACCGGACAATGAGAAGGTAACGGCCCATATGATTATTGAGACTGTGGCTGCTGACTTTCCGGAATTAGTTTATGTTATCGCAGAGGAGAACTTTCTAAGAGGATATCAATTAGGACTAAATGATGCAGGAACACTTAAGACAGAAACAGATGAAACTGAACCAGCCGGGACATGATTTTTATACCAGCCGCGGCACCCATGTTTATTTTAAAAATCAGCTAAAAAATCCAAACATCAGCCCTGAAGCAGTTGTTGCTTCAGTTGAAGAAAAGATCCCCGATCACCTATTGTCAGAAATGGAGATGATCATAATCGGGCATTTTAAAGAATTTGAAGAAAGGTACATTAGTGCCTTTTATAAAGACGGCATCTTACACATATCAAACGTTCAGGAAAGTGAAGAAGATCTGATAGACGATATAGTACATGAGATCGCACACTCGATTGAAGCACCGTACGGTTACGAGATATATGCAGACCAAAGAATAAAATCTGAGTTCTTGCAAAAAAGAGGCTCACTCTATAATAAATTAAACGCTCTTGGTTATAAGGCTCCCAAAAGCTGGTTTACCAATACAGAGTATGATGAAGATTTCGATAACTTCTTGTTTCAAACAGTGGGAAGAGATAAGCTGAGGATGATATGCACTGGGCTATTTATAAATGCTTATGCAGCAACCTCACTAAGAGAATACTTTGCAACGGGGTTTACCGATTTTTATCTTTACGCGAATAAAACACTGCTTAAAACGATATCTCCGCTGCTAGCGCAAAAACTTTTTTTCCTTCACGACATAAAAAACCTTGACGAAAGCATCTGATGTGGTTATAATAATAAGAAACATGGAGTTTGTGTGCCGCACATAAGTTATAGTGAGCTAAAAGATTGGGCGTTTTGCGCCTTTTACCATAAATTAACAAGAGTAGATAAGATAGATGGCTTCAAGGGTAATGCTTACACTGCTTTCGGCTCTGCTATTCATGATGTATGTGAAAAGAAGCTTCTAAAAGAGAGTTTTAATGAAGAAGAACACTTTATTAAGGCATTCGAGGAAAACCTTGCTAACTTACCAGGTGATGTTGATGTAGATCCTAAGATGACTTCAGATATGCATGTACAAGGCAAGGCAATTTTGCCTGAGATTGAGGATGCTCTGAGCGAATACTTTGGTGAATACGAAGTGTTAGCAACAGAGCTTCCACTTTATGAACCTATAAAGGACGAAAAAGAACATAACTTTAAGGGATATATCGATGCAATCGTTGCAACGCCCGATGGAAAGGTTCACATTTTTGATTGGAAGACTTGTTCTTGGGGGTGGAACCAACGGCGCAAAAGTGAAAAGATGACAACTTATCAGCTAACCCTTTACAAGCACTTCTTCGCACAAAAGACAGACACAGATCCAAAATATATTGAAACACACTTTGCTCTACTCAAAAGAACAGCTAAAAACAATAGAGTTGAATTCTTTCGAGTAACAAGTGGCCCAAAGAAAACTGAAAACGCTTTAAAGGTTTTAAGAACCGCGCTTTGGAACATCAAGAAAGGACGAACTATCAAGAATAAGGCGTCCTGTACATCCGGCTTCGGATGCAAATTTTATAACACAGAACACTGTAAGTGAGGATAATTTAATGAAGAAAAAGAAAGTTTTGGTGCTCTCCGATCACCCGCTTTCGCCATCCGGGGTTGGAACCCAAACCCGGTATATGATCGAGGCGCTCCTTAAAACAGGGCGCTATCAATTTGTTTGTTTAGGCGGAGCAGTAAAACACAGAGAATACCAGATGCAGAAGGTTGATCCCTATGGGGAAGACTGGCGAATATTCCCTGTCGATGGATACGGAAACCCGGAAATCATACGTTCAATACTCCAGAAAGAAAGACCGGATGTATTATGGTTTATGACAGATCCTCGTTTTTATACGTGGCTATGGGAAATCGAGAATGAAGTGAGGATCAATGTCCCAATGGTTTATTATCATGTGTGGGATAACAACCCGGCGCCGTTCTACAATGCAAATTACTACAAATCTAATGATAAGGTAGTTTGTATATCAAAGGTTACAAAAGGCATTCTAGATACAGTTGCCCCAGACGTAGACAGCGAGTATCTTCCACATGCGGTAGACTCCGAGTCTTTCTATAAGTTCAAGACAGAAGAAGATCTCGCAAGAACCGCTGTTATTCGTGACCGCGTCGTAGGCGCCTCAACACAGTTCGCAAACCCGGAGAAGAAAATCTTTTTCTGGAATAATAGAAATGCACGCAGAAAACAGTCTGGAACACTTATTTGGTGGTTTAAAGAGTTCTTAGATGAAGTAGGTCATGACAAAGCGACTCTGCTTATGCATACTGATGCGCGAGACCCTCACGGACAAGACTTACCTCATATTTTGAACCACCTTAATATAACAGACGGACAGGTTTTGCTTTCAACTGATAAGGTTTCTCCACAAGACCTCGCAGCAATGTACAACGCTGCGCATTTTACCATTAATATCTCGGATGCGGAAGGATTTGGACTAGGAACGTTAGAATCTTTAGCATGCGGAACTCCTATTATTGTTAATATGACAGGTGGCTTACAAGAACAGGTTACCGATGGAAAGAACTGGTTTGGCTACGGCTTAGAACCTTCTTCAAAGGCGATTATTGGTTCTCTGCAAGTGCCATACATCTACGAGGATCGTATCACCCAGAAAGATTTTACAAGTGCTCTCAAAAAGGCGCTGAATATTTCACCAAAGACTTACAAGAAGATGTCGATACAAGGTAGAGAACATGTTCGTGCAAACTATAACTTTGACGATTATGAGAAAAACTGGGTTAAGATTATGGATGATGTTGTTGAAACATACGGATCATGGAATGAGAGAAAACAATATAAACGCTGGCATTTGCTGGAGGTAGCATAATGAAAAAGAAAGTATTCTTTAGAGGACCCCTTCTAACAAGATCGGGATACGGAGAGCAGGCTAGGTTCGCCATGCGGGCATTAGCTTCCCGACCAGATCTTTTCGATATTTATATTCAGCCTTTAGAGTGGGGAAAAACCTCGTGGACCAATGAGGATACCCCTGAGAGAGCTTGGATTGATAGAACTATAGAAAAGACCCTGCAATACATCCAACAAAACGGACAGTTTGATATATCGTTCCAAGTTACAATTCCAAATGAATGGGACAAACCAGCGCCGATTAATATTGGATACACAGCCGGGATTGAAACTACGAAAACATCACACCAATGGATTCAAAAGGGTAATGAGATGGACGGTATTATTGTAGTTTCCAACCACGCCAAAAATACTTTTTTAGCTACGGACTACCAACTCGTCAATCAACAAACAAACCAAACAATGATTCTCAAGTTAGATACCCCAATCGAAGCAGTCAACTATCCAGCAAAGAAGTTTGATACTCTTCCGGATGTTGACTTGGATTTAGAATATGAACACAATTTTCTCGTCGCTGCACAACTGGGTCCACGCAAAAACTTGCAAAATACTATTAAATGGTTTGTTGAGGAATTCCGAGAAGAAGAAGTAGGACTTGTTGTAAAGTGCTACGCTGCGAAGAACTGCCTATTAGATCGCGAGATGACAATGCAGAATCTTAGACAGTTAATCTCCTCATTGGGACAAAAGAAGTGTAAAGTGTATCTTCTGCATGGCGACATGACAGACGAAGAAATGCACTCCCTCCAAACACATCCTAAGATTTCCGCATTCTTATCCCTAGCTCATGGCGAGGGCTTTGGTTTGCCGATTTTTGAAGCAGCCTATTCTGGCAACCCTGTCATTGCAACTGGCTGGTCCGGTCAACTGGACTTTCTTGTTGATGAAGAGGGCAAGTCAAACTTTTACAATGTAAATTTCGATCTTAACCAAGTACAACCAGCAGTTGTTTGGGATGGTGTCTTGATTGCTGACTCAATGTGGGCTTACCCTCGTGAACAATCTGCAAAGAAGTGTATGCGCGACTGTTATAACGATATTGTAAATCAAACAGAAGGAAGCGTTGCAACATCTGCCCGCACCTTTGCTGAATCCGTGCAGGAGAGATTTTCGCAAGAAAAACAATATAAAGCTATGGTCGACGCCGTTCTCAAATTCTCTGGAAATCCAGAAGAAGAACAATGGAGAGATGTGTTGGACCAAGTGGTAGAGTATGATTAGCAAAGAAGTAATCTTTATATCCGACTTCTTTATCAATGAGGTAATGGGTGGCGCAGAGTTTTGTAATGATGCTCTGATGAAACTTTTAAGTCCGGATGTAAAGATTGCTAGTTTAAAGTCTGACCGTGCAACTGTTCAACTTGTTGAGAATAATCTTGATAAGTTCTTCATTGTCGCGAACTTCTTTCAACTTGCTGAAAACGTAAAAGTAGCTTTAGCAAAAACGACGTACGTCATATTAGAGCACGATCACAAATATGTCCGCTCCAATAATCCTTCCTTATATAAAGATTTCCTTGCACCCGAAAGACAAATACAAAACAAGGCATTTTATAAGAACGCGTTAGCAGTGCTGTGTCAATCTAAAAAACACGCCGGCGTCGTTCAACGGAACCTCCTAATAAACAACATTGTAAATTTAGGCGGCAACATATGGAATGAGGAGCAACTCGCCACCTTAGAAAGCAATCTGCATGCTGAGAAAGTAATTAAGTATGGAATTCTTCAGTCTAATAATCGCAATAAAGGCATGCCAGCAGCGATCGCCTATTGTCAGAGAAATGGGATAGACTTTAAGTTAATCGAACCCAAGCCATTTCCCGAGTTTATTAGAGACATTTCCCAAGTAGAAACATTAGTATTCTTTCCTCAATGGTTAGAAACATATAGTCGTTTTGCTATCGAGTCAAGGATCCTTGGCTGCAAACTTATAACAAACAGCTTGATAGGCGCCACCAGCGAAGACTACTTTAAGCTAAAAGGTAAAGAGCTTTTAGATTTTATAAGACAAAACAACCAGAATCTTCGTCAACGCTGGATTAAACTAATCGACAAGAGTGAGATAAAATACTTCCCGCCCTTAGATTTGCCAAAGATTACAGTATTTTGCCCTCTATATGCCGGCGAACAATATATCGAAGGCTTTCTGAAGTCTATGCAAGAGCAGACAATCTTTAACCAGTGCGAACTGATCATTATTGATGCCAACTCTCCCGAAAATGAGAGCCAGCACATCGAAGAGTTTATGAAAGAGCATGAAAATGTAATTTACAAGCGATTAGATTATAGGGCGTCAGTAATGGAAACTGAAAATATGGCAATCCATATGGCAACGGGCGAGTTCTTTGCTCAAGCATGCGTTGATGATAGACATCATAGAGAATATCTTGAGATTATGGCAAAACATCTCCACTATCACGAGGACATAGATCTTGTTTATACAGATTGCCTCCAGACTAAAAAGCCAAATGAGACTGTGGAGACAAACTCTTCGTCTGGAAACTATTACGAGCATTCGCGAAATGAGTTTTCTCCAGAGAACATGATCAAATGTCTGCCGGGCCCAATGCCTATGTGGAAGCTGAGTGTACACGAAAAATGTGGATATTTTGATGAAGGTTTATCGTATGCAGGAGATTGGGACATTTTTCTAAGAATGGTCGCAGCAGGTTCTAAATTTAAGAAAATTGATATTCCGCTGGGGCTATATTACTTTAATTCTGAGGGGTTATCAACCTCAACAGAAAACCAAATCCCTAGGGGAAAAGAAGAAGCAGAAGTCTTCTTTAAACATAAAAATGTATTCGGTGAAGCGAACTACAATAAATATAAAAATTACTTCTCACAATTTATAAGGAATGAAAATGAGTCAACAACGTAAATACCTCCCTACACTTTCTGAGCTATGCGATAGGTTGTCTATTGCTCAACTCAAAGAAGTGTTCATCCCCGAACACAAAGTAGAATATGCCCAAGAGATATCAGACATTTGTCATGATATACAGCTTATTCTAAATGAAAGCCCCTCCAGTGTGAACGCAGAAACAATCAGGGCGATTGTCGTTCTTTCACAGATGAACCTGCACATTTGGCACAACGAATCTCAAGTTCGTGCTGGTACTGGTGACGGCGACTTAGCACTTACTCATGGGCTTAACGGTTTAAGGAATGTGGCAAAGAACAAGATTCAAGAGATTAATGGCGGAAGAAAAGATTATAAGATTGATTGTCTAGCGGCAGATTTTAAAGATTGGGAAATCAGCTGGGATAATGACTGAGGTTTATGATTTTGATGTTGTCATTATTGGAGCCGGACTTGTAGGATTAGCTGTAGCTAGAGAATTATCCTCGGTATATGATAATATTATATTAGTTGAAAAAGAGTCAAGTTTCGGGCAGCACGTTTCGAGTCATAATAGCGAAGTTATCCACTCCGGCATATATTATCCCAAGGACGCCCTTAAAACTAAGCTATGTGTTGAGGGCAATAAATTGCTTTATAAATTTGCACAAAAATATGATATACCGCATAAGAAATGTGGAAAATTGATTGTGGCTACCTGCGCAGAAGAAGAACCTATTCTTGATCAACTTTATGAGCAGGGGAAGAAAAACGCGGTAGTAGGTATGTCAATGATTGGCAAATCAGAGATCGCCAAAATAGAGCCAGCCGTTAAAGCAACAAAGGCACTCCACGTAGAATCTACAGGAATAATAGACAGCCATTCAGTTATGCAGCTGCTTGAGGCGTCAGTCTTAAATGCGGGGGTGATCACTCTGTATAATACTGAAATAACATCGATTGATAAAAAAAATAACATTTATAAGTTGACAACTGATACAAATAATGATATTATACAAACAAGAATAGTAATTAACGCTGCAGGGCTCTGGAGCGACACTATTGCGGCAATGGTGGGAATAAATGATTATAAGATCCATTGGTGTAAAGGCGAGTATTATAAAACCAACAAACATAGGAATATGAAAAAGCTGATTTATCCGGTACCGGATCCTCAAGGCAAGTATTTGGGAATTCATACGGTACTAGATTTAAATGGCGGACTTCTTTTCGGACCAAATGCATATTATGTAGACAATCTCTCTTATGATATGAAAGAGAATAACAAGTCCCAGTTTTATGAGGCGATTAATCGATATTTAGATATTGGTTGGTGCGAGATAGAACCAGCGTTAACTGGCATAAGACCAAAACTTCAAGCTCCCGGCGAGAAATTTAGAGATTTTGTAATAGAAAATAACCAAAAACATGAGAATTTTATCAACATAGTAGGAATAGAATCACCGGGCTTGACAGCCTGTCTTGCTATTGCTAAACATACAAGGGGAATTATTAGATGAAAAAAGAACACGTATTAGTCACAGGAGGCGCCGGTTATATAGGCTCTGAACTGATCGATTACTTACTCCACGCAGGATATACTGTAACAGCGCTCGATAACTTAATGTATGATCCGACATCGTTGCTGCGCTATACCAACAATCCAGATTTTGGCTTCATCAAGGGGGACGTTAGAAACGTTCTATTGATGGAACGCCTTATGGCAGAAGCAGACATTATTATACCTTTGGCGGCATTGGTTGGCTTTCCTTTGTGCGATGAGGACCCCCGCGGTGCCCAAGAGATTAACCATGACGTTAATACTTGGATAGCAAAAAACAAAAAGCCAAATCAAAAGGTTATCTACCCCTGCACTAACTCTGGCTATGGTGTCAGTGTTGACGGCTCTGTCTGTACAGAAGAATCACCCCTTAATCCTATTTCGCTCTACGGACGCACCAAAGTGGCGGCAGAGAAAGAATATCAAGATGTTGATAACTGTATAACGTTTAGATTGGCTACTGTTTTCGGCCCGGGCTCTCGCATGCGTACTGACCTCCTTGTAAACAACTTTGTTCTTAAGACATTGCGTGAGAGAGTTCTGGTGTTATATGAGTGTGAGTTCATGCGCAACTATGTGCATCTTCATGATGTTTGCCGCGGCTTTATGTTTATGCTCCGTAACTGGGAAGATTGTAAAAATGAAACATATAATCTTGGAAATGACGAACTGAATATGAACAAGCTCCAGTTAGCCGAAAAGATTCAAGAGCATCTTCCTCTGGAGATTATCCGCGCGGAGATTAACAGTGATCCTGATACCCGCGACTACATTGTTAGTAGCGATAAGATTTATAATAAAGGCTACAAGTGTAAATATGATCTCGATGATGGAATCAGACAACTCATAACTGCATATGCTATCATAGAAAGCCCCTGGTACGCAAACTATTAATATGAAACAGATAGATGTATTATTCGTCCATCCCAACGGCGCCCAGATAATTTATCAAGAGTTGAGTAAAAACTATTCAGCGATTGAGCCGCCTATATGGGCAGCGCTGCTGGCAAAAAATGCCCTCACAAAGGGGTTTACTACAAATATTCTTGACTGTGAAGCAGAAAGAATAGACGCATCAGAATCAGCAAAACGAGTAAAAGAGCAGAATCCTCGTTTGGTGGCGATAGTGGTATACGGACAACAGCCCTCGGCATCAACTCAAAATATGATTGGTGCTCGAATGTTGATAGAACAACTGAACGTGATTGCTCCAGAGCTTAAGACGATTCTCATCGGATTACACCCCTCAGCCGTTGCTCGACACACACTGGAAACCGAAGGCTCTGATTTTGTTTGCCAAGGTGAAGGTCCTTACACTATTCAAAAGCTCTTAGAAATCGATATGGACGATCCCGACGCTCTAAGCACCGTCCCCGGGCTTTGGTATCGAGTTGATGGCAAGACCCTTTGCACACGCCCTGCGCCGATTATACCGCAAGAGAAGCTCTCTACGGAGCTACCCGGGATGGCATGGGACTTGCTTCCGATGGATAAGTACCGCACATCTAACTGGCATGCAATGACAAATGGAGACGACCGTCAGCCGTTCGCTTCTTTATATACAAGCCTAGGCTGTCCGTTCCGCTGTAGTTTTTGTTGTATTAACGCGCCATTCGGCAACAATAACTTGGAAAATTGGGACTACGGGCGTAATAAGTTTAGATATTGGGAGCCAGAATTTATGATTGAAGAGTTTGAGACTCTCCATAAAATGGGAATCCGGAATATTAAACTAGCTGATGAAATGTTTGTCTTAAATCAAGACCATTTCATGAAGCTATGCAACTTGATTATTGAGAGAGGCTACGACTTTAACTTTTGGGCGTATGCTCGCGTAGATACCGTTAAAGAAGAATATCTTGAAACATTAAAGAAAGCCGGCGTTAACTGGCTAGCCTTGGGAATTGAGTCGGGAAACACCGCAGTTCGAAAAGATGTAACCAAGGGTAAGTTCACAGATGTGAAGATCCAAGATCTAGTAAAGAAGATCCAAGATGCTGGCATTGACGTCATCGGTAACTATATCTTTGGGCTCCCCGAGGATACTATCGAGACCATGCAAGATACACTGGATATGGCAATGGAACTCAACTGTGAGTTTGCAAACTTCTATTCAACCATGGCTTACCCCGGATCACAACTATATCTTGATGCGTTGAGAGAGGGTTGGGAACTGCCTGAAACATACGTGGGATTTTCACAACATTCATATGAGACACACCCGCTGTCAACAAAATACATATCTGCAGCCGAAGTGTTGGGTTTCAGAGACGAAGCGTTTACAAGATACTACACCAGCGATAGATATTTG